CTTGTACCTGATGAGCCATTTGATCCATTAGAACCAGAAGTTCCAGAAGAACCGTTTGAACCGGATGTACCAGAAGTACCAGATGATCCATTTGAACCAGAAGTTCCAGAAGTACCTCTTGTTCCTGAAGTTCCAGAACTTCCATTTGAGCCATTTGAACCAGAAGTTCCAGAGCTACCATTTGAGCCTGATGTACCACTTGTACCTGATGAGCCGTTTGACCCAGCAGATGCCATTAGCGTCCATTGCGCTGGACTAGTAGACGGGTTATTTCCTATATTACTTGATACTATAGAAATATAAGAACTTCCGTTAAATGAAATTACATCATTAATCGCATAAAGAGTACCACCAACCCAAATACCTTTCCATATAAAACTTGTACCACTAGTACCAGCTGATCCTGAAGTTCCTGATGTACCTGAGCTGCCATTAGAACCTGAAGTACCTGATGTTCCAGAAGAACCGTTTGAACCAGATGTACCAGAGGTTCCTGACGTACCTCGTGTTCCAGAAGAACCAGAGCTACCGTTTGATCCGTTAGAACCTGAAGTTCCAGAAGAACCATTAGAACCTGATGTACCCGAGCTTCCATTTGATCCATTAGAACCTGAGGTTCCAGAAGAACCATTTGAGCCTGAAGTACCTGAAGTACCACGTGTTCCTGAAGTACCAGACGAGCCTGATACACCTGCAGCAGATATGTCAACAATAATATCAGTGCCAGCAGATGGCGTCCAAGGTGTACCTGAAACATAAGTTACTGGAAATTCCCAATATATTCCAGTATCAAAACCTACACCAGTTGTTCTATAATATACAATTTGACCACCAATTCCACCATTTGTCTTAATTAGTGTGCCAGTACCAATTGATGGATACACTCCACTATAATTGGTTGAAGTTAATGAAACTTCCGCTATGTTTAATAGAGAAGTTGCAGCATCTAAATTACCATTATTACTATAAATTTTAGTACTGGCTAATGGAGTACCCCAATCCCAACCGTCACTAATTGCTGCTCCACTTGCTCCAGTTGAGCCTGATGTGCCGGACGTTCCTGAGCTTCCATTAGAACCGGATGTACCAGAAGTACCACGTGTTCCTGAAGTACCGGAACTGCCATTTGAACCAGAAGTTCCACTAGAGCCGTTTGAGCCGTTTGAGCCGGAAGTTCCTGAAGAACCATTAGAACCTGATGTACCAGAACTTCCGTTAGAGCCATTTGAACCTGATGTACCAGAACTTCCGTTAGAACCATTTGAACCTGATGTACCTGAAGATCCATTTGAGCCATTTGAACCTGATGTACCAGAACTTCCGTTAGAACCATTAGAACCTGAAGTACCTGAGCTTCCATTTGAGCCAGAAGTACCGCTTGAACCGTTTGAACCATTTGAGCCGGATGTTCCTGAGCTACCGCTTGAACCGTTTGAACCAGAGGTTCCTGAGCTACCATTTGAACCAGAAGTTCCCGAAGAACCGTTTGAGCCAGACGTACCGCTTGAACCGTTTGAACCATTTGAGCCGGATGTTCCTGAGCTACCGTTTGAACCAGAAGTACCTGAAGTACCTCTTGTTCCAGAAGTTCCTGAAGAACCATTTGAGCCGGATGTTCCTGAGCTACCATTTGAGCCGTTAGAGCCTGAGGTACCTGAAGTTCCACTAGAACCGTTTGAACCATTTGAACCAGAAGTACCGCTTGAACCGTTTGATCCATTTGAACCTGATGTTCCTGAAGAACCATTTGAACCTGATGTTCCACTTGAGCCATTAGAACCATTTGAACCTGAAGTACCTGAAGTTCCTGAGCTTCCGTTTGAACCAGATGTTCCTGAGCTACCATTTGAGCCGTTTGAACCTGAAGTTCCACTTGAACCATTTGAGCCGTTTGAACCTGAGGTTCCGCTTGAGCCGTTAGAACCGGAAGTACCTGAGCTACCGTTAGAACCTGAAGTTCCAGAAGAACCATTTGATCCATTAGAACCAGAAGTTCCAGAAGAACCATTTGATCCATTAGAACCTGAGGTACCACTTGAGCCGTTAGAACCATTTGAACCTGATGTTCCGCTTGTTCCCGAAGTTCCAGAAGAACCTCTTGTTCCTGAAGTTCCAGAAGAACCATTAGAACCTGACGTTCCACTTGAACCGTTTGATCCATTTGAACCAGATGTTCCTGAAGAACCATTTGAGCCGGAAGTACCAGAGCTACCGTTTGAGCCATTAGAACCTGAAGTACCAGATGTTCCAGAAGATCCATTAGAACCTGAAGTTCCACTAGTTCCAGAAGAACCATTAGAACCATTAGACCCTGAGGTACCAGAGCTTCCATTTGATCCATTAGAACCTGAAGTTCCTGAACTACCATTTGAGCCATTAGAACCAGAAGTACCGCTTGATCCATTTGAGCCATTAGAACCTGATGTACCAGAACTTCCGTTTGATCCGTTTGAACCGGAAGTTCCGCTTGTTCCAGATGTACCAGAAGTACCTCTGGTTCCTGAAGTTCCAGAAGAACCATTAGAACCTGATGTGCCAGAAGAACCGTTTGAACCTGAAGTTCCTGAGCTTCCATTTGATCCATTAGAACCTGAAGTTCCACTTGAACCGTTTGAACCGCTTGTTCCTGAAGTTCCAGATGAACCGTTTGAACCTGAAGTTCCACTAGTACCAGAAGTACCTGAAGTACCTCTTGTTCCTGAAGATCCTGAAGTTCCTGAGCTACCATTAGAGCCATTTGAACCAGATGTTCCTGAGCTACCGTTTGATCCATTTGAACCAGATGTTCCTGAGCTACCGTTAGAACCTGAAGTTCCAGAAGAACCATTAGATCCGTTTGACCCTGACGTTCCTGAAGAACCGTTAGAACCGTTTGACCCTGACGTTCCTGAAGAACCATTAGAACCGTTTGAACCTGATGTACCACTAGAACCATTAGAACCGGAAGTTCCACTAGTTCCTGAGCTACCAGTTAAGCCGGAAGAACCTGAAGTTCCGCTTGACCCGTTTGAACCGTTTGAACCTGAAGTTCCTGAGCTTCCATTTGATCCATTAGAACCAGAAGTACCGCTTGTTCCAGAAGTACCAGTTGAACCTGATGTACCTGAGGTACCACTAGTACCTGAAGTACCTCTTGTGCCAGAAGAACCGGATGTACCGCTTGAACCAGAAGTTCCTGAAGAACCGTTTGATCCGTTTGAACCCGACGTTCCTGAGCTTCCATTAGAGCCTGAAGTTCCTGAGCTTCCGCTTGAGCCATTTGAACCAGATGTACCAGAAGTTCCAGAGCTTCCATTTGATCCGTTTGAACCAGATGTTCCACTTGAGCCATTAGAACCTGAAGTTCCTGAGCTTCCGTTTGATCCATTAGAACCAGAGGTACCAGAGCTTCCATTTGATCCATTTGAACCAGACGTACCACTTGTTCCAGAAGAACCATTAGAACCGGAAGTACCAGAAGTTCCAGAAGAACCATTAGAACCGGAAGTACCTGAAGTACCAGAAGTTCCAGAAGTACCTCTTGTTCCAGAAGTACCAGATGAACCGCTTGAACCATTAGAACCAGAAGTTCCAGATGAACCATTAGACCCTGAGGTTCCACTAGTTCCAGAGCTTCCATTTGAGCCGTTTGAACCTGAAGTTCCAGATGTTCCAGAAGAACCATTTGATCCGTTTGAGCCTGATGTTCCTGAAGTTCCACTAGTACCAGAAGTACCAGAAGTACCTCTTGTTCCAGAAGAACCTGAAGTTCCTGAACTACCATTTGAACCATTAGAGCCGGATGTACCGCTTGAGCCATTAGAACCAGAAGTTCCAGAAGATCCATTAGAGCCTGAAGTACCTGAAGAACCATTTGATCCGTTTGAACCAGATGTACCTGACGTACCAGAGCTGCCGTTTGAACCTGAAGTTCCTGAGCTTCCATTTGATCCGTTTGAACCAGATGTACCGGATGTTCCGCTTGATCCATTAGATCCATTTGAACCTGATGTTCCGCTTGAACCGTTTGATCCATTTGAACCTGAAGTACCTGAAGTTCCACTTGAACCATTTGAGCCATTTGAACCTGAAGTTCCTGAAGAACCATTTGAACCTGAAGTTCCTGAGCTTCCGTTTGATCCATTAGAACCAGAAGTTCCACTTGAACCGGAAGTTCCACTTGATCCATTAGAACCTGACGTTCCTGAGCTTCCACTCGATCCATTAGAACCTGATGTTCCTGAGCTTCCGTTTGATCCATTTGAACCAGAAGTACCAGAAGAACCATTTGATCCATTTGAACCAGAAGTACCAGAAGAACCATTTGAGCCGTTTGAACCTGATGTTCCAGAAGTTCCTAAGCTACCGCTTGTTCCAGAAGAACCATTAGAACCTGACGTTCCTGAGCTTCCACTCGATCCATTAGAACCTGATGTTCCTGAGCTTCCGTTTGATCCATTTGAACCAGAAGTACCAGAAGAACCATTAGAACCAGATGTTCCAGAAGTTCCAGAAGAACCATTTGAGCCGCTTGAACCTGATGTTCCAGAAGTTCCTAAGCTACCGCTTGTTCCAGAAGAACCATTAGAACCTGATGTACCTGAGCTTCCGTTTGATCCATTAGAACCTGAAGTACCAGAAGAACCATTTGATCCATTAGAGCCAGATGTACCAGAAGTACCTGAACTACCATTAGAACCAGATGTTCCAGAAGTTCCAGAAGAACCATTTGAGCCGCTTGAACCTGAGGTTCCACTAGTTCCTGAGCTACCATTAGAACCTGAGGTTCCACTAGTACCGGAAGTACCTGACGTACCTCTTGTTCCAGAAGAACCTGAAGTTCCCGAGCTACCATTAGATCCATTTGAGCCTGACGTACCTGAGCTACCATTAGAGCCGTTTGAACCTGAAGTTCCTGAAGAACCGTTTGATCCATTTGAACCTGAAGTACCTGAGCTTCCATTAGAGCCGTTTGAACCTGAAGTTCCTGAAGAACCGTTTGATCCATTTGAACCTGAAGTACCTGAGCTTCCATTAGAACCCGAAGTTCCTGAGCTTCCATTTGATCCATTAGAACCTGAAGTTCCAGAAGAACCGTTTGAACCGGATGTACCTGAAGTTCCACTAGTTCCACTTGTTCCAATTGATCCACTTGAACCTGAAGTTCCGCTTGTTCCAGTTGAACCAGTTGTTCCGCTTGTTCCTGAGGTTCCAGAAGTACCAGAAGAACCATTTGATCCATTTGAGCCGGAGGTTCCGCTTGTTCCAGAAGAACCATTAGAACCAGAGGTACCAGATGTTCCAGAAGATCCATTAGAACCTGAAGTTCCAGAAGAACCATTTGAGCCTGATGTTCCACTTGAACCATTTGAGCCATTTAAACCTGATGTACCGCTTGAACCATTTGAACCTGAAGTTCCTGAAGTACCGTTAGAACCTGATGTACCTGAAGTACCAGTTGAGCCTGAAGTTCCAGAGCTTCCATTTGAACCATTAGACCCTGAGGTTCCACTAGTTCCAGAGCTTCCATTTGATCCATTAGAACCTGAAGTTCCAGAGCTTCCATTTGATCCATTAGAACCTGAAGTACCAGAGCTTCCATTTGATCCATTAGAACCTGAAGTTCCAGAAGAACCGTTTGAACCAGATGTACCACTTGAGCCATTAGAACCAGAAGTTCCAGATGAACCGTTTGATCCATTAGAACCTGAAGTACCAGAAGAACCATTAGATCCATTAGAACCTGAAGTACCTGAACTACCATTAGAACCGGAGGTTCCGCTTGTTCCAGAAGAACCATTAGAACCGGAGGTTCCGCTTGTTCCAGAAGAACCATTAGAACCTGAAGTTCCAGAAGAACCGTTTGAACCAGATGTACCACTTGATCCATTAGAACCTGAAGTTCCAGATGAACCGTTTGATCCATTAGAACCTGAAGTTCCAGAAGAACCATTTGAGCCTGAAGTTCCAGAAGAACCATTTGAACCTGAAGTTCCGCTTGAACCATTTGATCCATTAGAACCTGAAGTTCCTGAGCTACCGTTTGAACCTGATGTTCCACTTGAACCATTTGAGCCAGTTGAACCTGAGGTTCCTGAAGAACCATTAGAACCAGAGGTACCAGATGTTCCAGAAGATCCATTAGAACCTGAAGTTCCACTTGAACCGTTTGAACCATTTGAGCCTGAAGTACCATTTGATCCGTTAGAACCAGAAGTACCAGATGTACCGGAACTACCATTTGATCCATTTGAACCTGAAGTTCCAGAAGAACCATTTGATCCGTTTGAACCTGAAGTACCAGAAGAGCCATTAGAACCGGAAGTACCTGAGGTACCGCTTGAACCGGAAGAACCATTTGAACCTGAAGTACCACTAGTACCAGTTGAGCCTGAAGTTCCAGAAGTACCGCTTGAGCCATTAGAACCGCTTGTTCCAGACGTACCTCTTGTTCCAGAAGTTCCTGAGCTACCGTTTGAGCCGTTAGAACCTGAAGTTCCACTTGAACCGTTTGAACCTGATGTACCACTTGTTCCAGAAGTTCCAGAAGAACCTGACGTTCCAGAAGAACCTGACGTTCCAGAAGTTCCAGTTGAGCCGCTTGTTCCAGAAGTACCAGTTGAACCAGATGTTCCTGAGGTTCCACTTGATCCTGAAGAACCATTAGAGCCAGATGTTCCGCTTGTTCCAGAAGATCCATTCGAACCTGAGGTGCCGGAGGTTCCTGATGTACCATTAGATCCATCTACTCCGCTTATTCCACTTGTTCCTGAGGTTCCAGTAGATCCGCTTGTGCCAGAAGTTCCAGAAGAACCGGCTGTCCCTGACGTACCTGATGTACCACGAGTTCCAGAAGTTCCACTTGAACCTGATGTTCCTGATGTACCAGTTGAACCTGATGTTCCAGAAGTACCAGAAGAGCCATTAGAACCTGAAGTACCTGAGCTACCGTTTGATCCATTAGAACCAGAAGTTCCAGAAGAACCGTTTGAACCGGAAGTGCCTGATGTTCCAGAAGAACCTGAAGTACCGGATGTTCCTGATGTACCACTTGTTCCCGAGCTTCCATTAGATCCATTTGAACCTGATGTACCTGAACTACCATTAGATCCATTTGAGCCTGATGTTCCTGAGGTTCCGTTAGAACCTGAAGTACCTGAGGTTCCACTTGAACCATTAGAACCTGAAGTTCCTGAGCTACCGTTTGAGCCGTTTGAACCTGAAGTACCAGATGTTCCACTTGAACCATTAGAACCTGACGTACCTGAGCTTCCATTAGAACCAGAAGTTCCCGAGCTTCCATTTGATCCATTAGAACCTGAAGTACCGCTTGATCCATTTGAACCATTCGAACCGGATGTTCCTGAAGTACCTGAGGTTCCGCTTGATCCATTAGAACCTGAAGTTCCGCTTGAACCATTAGAACCGCTAGTTCCGCTTGTTCCATTTGAACCTGAAGTTCCACTTGTACCAGAAGAACCGTTTGATCCATTTGACCCTGAAGTTCCAGAAGAACCGTTTGAGCCTGAAGTACCAGAAGAGCCGTTAGAACCGGAAGTACCTGAGGTACCACTTGAACCAGAAGTTCCTGAGCTTCCGTTAGAACCATTTGAGCCGGATGTTCCAGAAGTACCTGATGTACCAGAGCTACCATTTGATCCATTAGAACCTGAAGTACCAGAGCTTCCATTAGAGCCATTTGAACCGGATGTGCCACTAGTTCCTGAGCTTCCATTTGATCCATTAGAACCAGAAGTACCACTTGATCCGTTTGAACCAGATGTACCGGAAGTACCGGATGTTCCAGAAGAACCATTAGAACCTGAAGTACCCGAAGTTCCTGAAGAACCGCTTGTTCCTGAGCTGCCGTTTGAACCTGATGTTCCAGAAGTTCCTGAGCTGCCGTTTGAACCTGATGTTCCTGAAGTTCCAGTTGAACCAGAAGTACCAGAGGTTCCACTTGTTCCAGAAGAACCAGTTGAACCTGAAGTTCCAGAGGTTCCACTTGTTCCAGAAGAACCAGTTGAACCTGAAGTTCCAGAAGAACCATGTGATCCGTTTGAACCTGAAGTACCGGAAGTTCCACTTGAACCATTTGAACCTGAAGTACCGGAAGAACCGTTTGATCCGCTTGTTCCAGAAGAACCAGCAGTACCGCTTGATCCATTTGATCCTGATGTTCCACTTGTTCCTGAAGAACCGGTTGATCCGCTTGTGCCGGAAGTTCCAGAAGAACCATTTGAGCCATTAGAACCGGAAGTTCCAGAAGAGCCATTTGAACCTGATGTTCCAGACGTACCTGATGTACCTGATGTTCCTGAACTACCATTAGAACCAGATGTTCCAGAGCTTCCATTTGAACCTGAAGTTCCTGAAGTACCAGATGATCCATTTGAACCGCTTGTTCCTGAAGTACCAGAGCTTCCATTTGATCCATTAGAACCAGATGTTCCAGATGATCCATTTGACCCGTTAGAACCTGAAGTTCCAGAGCTACCATTTGAACCTGATGTACCTGAGCTACCGTTTGATCCATTTGAACCACTCGTTCCAGAGCTACCATTTGAACCTGATGTACCAGAAGTTCCGCTTGTTCCAGAGCTACCATTTGAGCCGTTTGAACCTGAAGTACCACTAGTTCCAGAAGTTCCATCTGACCCAGAAGTACCAGATGTTCCACTAGAACCGTTTGAACCTGAAGTACCTGAGCTACCATTTGATCCGTTTGAACCTGAAGTTCCTGAAGTACCGGATGATCCGTTTGAACCATTTGAACCGCTTGTTCCAGAAGAACCATTTGAACCAGAAGTACCGCTAGTACCGGAAGAACCGTTTGAACCTGAAGTACCTGAACTGCCATTAGAACCTGAAGTTCCTGAAGAACCATTTGAACCAGAAGTTCCAGAAGTACCACTTGTACCAGAAGACCCATTAGAACCAGAAGTTCCTGAGCTACCATTTGAGCCATTCGAACCTGAAGTACCACTAGTTCCTGAAGAACCATTTGAACCTGAAGTTCCAGAGCTTCCATTTGATCCATTAGAACCTGAAGTACCAGAAGATCCATTAGAACCTGAAGTACCAGAGCTTCCATTTGAGCCATTAGAACCAGATGTACCAGAGCTTCCATTAGAACCGGAAGTTCCGGAAGAACCATTTGAACCGCTTGTACCTGAAGTTCCTGAAGTACCAGAAGTTCCGCTTGTTCCAGTTGAACCTGAAGTACCGCTTGTTCCAGAAGTTCCATTTGAGCCAGATTCGCCTGATGTACCAGAGCTTCCATTTGATCCATTAGAACCAGATGTTCCAGAAGAACCTGAAGTTCCGGAAGAACCGTTTGAACCAGATGTTCCAGAAGATCCATTAGAACCACTAGTCCCAGATGTTCCTGAGCTACCATTTGAACCGCTTGTTCCGCTTGAACCATTTGAACCTGATGTACCTGAAGTACCTGAGCTACCGTTTGAACCTGAAGTTCCTGAAGAACCATTTGATCCGGATGTACCTGAGCTTCCATTTAAACCGTTTGAACCAGATGTACCGCTTGTTCCTGAGCTACCGTTTGAGCCATTAGAACCTGATGTTCCTGAGCTACCGTTTGAGCCATTAGAACCTGATGTTCCAGAGCTTCCATTAGAACCAGATGTACCGCTTGAACCATTTGAGCCGGAAGTTCCAGAAGTTCCTGAGCTTCCATTAGAACCATTTGAACCTGAAGTTCCTGAGCTACCGTTTGAGCCGGTTGAACCAGAAGTACCTGAAGTACCAGAAGAGCCATTAGAACCTGAAGTACCTGATGTTCCAGAAGAACCGTTAGATCCATTAGAACCAGAAGTTCCTGAGCTACCGTTAGAACCTGATGTACCTGAAGAACCGTTTGAACCTGATGTTCCGCTTGTTCCAGTTGAACCAGAACTACCAGAAGTTCCACTTGAACCATTAGAACCAGAAGTTCCAGAGCTTCCACTTGAACCATTAGAACCAGAAGTTCCAGAGCTTCCATTTGATCCATTAGAACCTGAAGTTCCAGAAGATCCATTAGAACCTGATGTACCTGACGTACCAGAAGAACCGTTAGAACCAGAAGTTCCTGAGCTTCCATTTGATCCATTAGAACCTGAAGTTCCACTTGATCCATTTGAGCCGGAAGTTCCACTTGATCCATTAGAACCACTTGAACCTGATGTTCCTGAGCTACCATTAGAACCACTTGAACCTGAAGTTCCGCTTGATCCATTAGATCCGTTAGAACCTGAAGTTCCACTTGTTCCTGAAGAACCATTAGAACCTGAAGTTCCGCTTGAACCATTAGATCCGTTAGAACCTGAAGTACCTGAGCTACCATTTGATCCGGAAGTACCGGAAGTACCTGAGCTACCATGTGATCCGTTGGAACCTGAAGTACCCGAAGAACCATTTGAGCCGTTGGAACCTGAAGTTCCAGAGCTTCCATTAGAACCAGATTCACCAGAAGTTCCAGAGGTTCCGCTTGATCCTGAAGAACCGTTAGTTCCATTAGATCCGCTTGAACCAACTGTCCCTGATGATAAGTTTGAATTATTATATAAAGAAAATAAATTGTTTAGAGTAACTCCGTTTAATGTAGTAAAAGCTCCGCCTACCAATATTAAATTATTCTTAAGTAAAATTGTATTAATTTGAGATCCACTTGGAGAACCTGGGCCTACGGCGCTTCCTAATGCGGCATAGAATCTAATATCTTCTGTACCATCTGCAAATAATCTAACTAACTTATGACGAGTACCTCCATTAAATGAATCAAAACCTCCACCTACAAGTATACGACCGTCTGATTGAACATTTATTGTGAATCCAAGTGGGGTAAATGCTCCAGTAAAACCTGTTCCTATTTTAGTATAAAAAGCAGTATCTTCCGTACCATTTGAATTTAATCGGATTAGACCATTTTTAGTAGTTCCATTAAATGTAGTAAATCCGCCGCCGACTAATATTAATCCGTCGGCTTGACACGCAATTGCAAGTATATCAACTGCATTTGAACCTAAGTTTGAATTAAATGCTGAGTCTAATGTTCCATTTGCGTTTAATTTAATTAGGCCAGCTGCTGTACCGATTAATATAGAATTATCAGATTGAATTGTAATTGCATTAACTTGAGAAGTAATACCTGAGCCTAAGTTTGTATAGAATGCAGTATCTTCTGTACCATCTGAATTTAATCGGATTAAGCGGTTTCGGGTATTTCCATCAAATGTGGTAAATACTCCACCTACTAAAATCTTTCCATCGGCTTGAACAGCGGATTGAATAACTGTTCCATTAAATCCCAAACCTAAGTTTGTATAGAATGCAGTATCTTCTGTACCATTTGAATTTAATCGGATTAAGCGGTTTCGGGTATTAGTATTAAATGTGGTAAAGTCTCCACCTATTATAAGTTTTTCATCCGCTTGAACACTAACTGTTTCAACATAAGTTCCAGCACTAAAACCTGTACCTAAATTTGAATAAAATCCAATATCTTCAGAACCGTCAATATTTAATCTAACTAAACTCTTTCGGGTAGCACCTTTAAAAGTTGTAAAATATCCACCAATAACAATTTTAGTACTTAATTGATTTACAATTGTAATAACTTCGCTATCATTAGTGGTATTAGTAAATGCAGTAACTAATGAAGAATTAAACGACTCATTTGAAATACCATCAATTGCACTAGAACCTGAAGTACCAGCAGTTCCGCTTGAACCAGATGTACCGCTTGTGCCTGAACTACCAGCAGCTGACTCCCAGGCTGCACCAGTAAACCTATAAATATTATTATCTAATTTATTATAGATTACAGAACCTTCTTTAGCTGATCCACTTGCATTGGTAATATCGTCAATGGTTGGAATTAGTAATCCTAGCTTTGGATTTGCACTACTATCGTTAAGTTCAACACCACCTGGCGAAGTTATTTTATATGACATCTAGCTTAATTTCTTTTTTTTGAATAGACTGAATCTTAGCCTATTTACTGATCAATATTATTTATTTAAGATAGGCCAGTATTATATCAATCCATCACTAATTATTTCAACTCGTGCAGCAATTGCGATTTGGTCAGATGTATTATTTGCAATATTAATAAGTAAAATTGCTCCACTTATTGTAAAAGTTGGGATAGATACCCAAAGTACTGAATCTTGAGCAAGCGTAATTTCAGTAAATCCATTTCCAACAATTGAAACAGTTCCAGCAATATTTTTAACAGCTCCGCTATACATTCGATAATCAACCTCATTAGAGCCTCCCGCACTACCTATCATATAAATTTGAATACCATATATTCTATCCACTGTATTAAACTCAAATGATTTATTATTTACAATATCAATTTTTAAGCCAGCAGAGCCAAAGGCTGAAATTGGATCAGAGTATAAAATATTTGAATGAGCCTGTTTTACTCCAGTCGTTATATTTTGATGGCGGCTGTATACTACTTCATTTGGCATTTCAGCAACAGCCTGGGTTCCAATTAATAGGGCATCTAGTGTAGTATCTTCAAATATACCAAAGGTTGAATCAACTACAGTGGTTCCACCTGCACCAAATACCGTATATTGAGATTGAGTACCGGATACTGAAACCGAAGTTCCGCTTGAACCAGATGTACCGGAAGTACCACTTGAACCGTTTGAGCCTGAAGTACCAGTTCCACCAGAAGTACCGCTTGAACCGTCTGAGCCCGAAGTACCAGTTAAACCCGACGTTCCGCTTGAGCCGTTTGTTCCAGAGACTCCATCAATACCTGATGTTCCAGATGAACCATCTGAACCAGAAGTTCCGCTTGTTCCAGTTGAACCTGAAGTACCAGAAGTTCCGCTTGATCCATTAGAACCTGAAGTTCCAGAAGAACCATTTGAGCCTGAAGTTCCGCTTGATCCATTAGAACCTGAAGTTCCGCTTGATCCATTAGAACCTGAAGTTCCTGAAGAACCGTTTGAGCCATTTGAACCAGAAGTTCCGCTTGAGCCGTTTGAACCAGAAGTTCCTGAAGAACCAGAGGTACCAGAAGTACCAGATGTTCCGCTTGTTCCAGCTGAACCTGATGTACCTGAGCTACCATTTGTTCCTGAGACTCCATCAATACCGGACGTACCGCTAGTACCAGAAGTACCGTCTGATCCACTTGAACCAGAAGTTCCTGATGTTCCAGTTGAACCTGAAGTACCAGTTGAACCCGATGTACCAGAACTACCAGAAGTTCCGCTTGTTCCAGTTGAACCTGATGTTCCCGAAGTTCCAGTTGAACCTGAAGTTCCAGAAGTACCGCTTGAACCGGAAGTACCGCTAGTACCAGATGTACCAGTTGAGCCAGAAGTTCCAGATGTACCAGTTGAGCCAGAAGTTCCAGATGTACCAGTTGAACCGGAAGTACCAGATGTACCAGTTGAGCCTGATGTTCCTGAACTTCCAGTTGAACCAGAAGTTCCCGAAGTTCCAGTTGAACCGGATGTTCCAGAAGTACCGTTTGAGCCTGATTCTCCCGAAGTTCCTGAGCTACCGTTTGTTCCAGAGACTCCATCAATACCAGAAGTTCCGCTTGTTCCTGATGTACCATCAGAACCTGAAGTACCGCTTGTGCCTGAAGTTCCACTTGTTCCGCTTGTGCCTGAAGTTCCAGTTGAACCGGAAGTTCCGCTTGTACCCGAAGTACCAGTTGAACCGGAAGTTCCGCTTGTACCCGAAGTACCAGTTGAACCGGATGTACCAGAAGTACCAGAAGTTCCGCTTGTTCCAGTTGAACCTGAAGTACCGCTTGTTCCAGAAGTTCCATTTGAGCCAGATTCGCCTGATGTACCAGAGCTACCGTCTGTTCCAGAGACGCCGTCTATTCCAGAAGTTCCGCTTGTGCCTGATGTTCCATCTGACCCAGTTGAACCAGAAGTTCCGCTTGTTCCAGAAGTACCAGAGGTTCCGCTTGTGCCGGTTGAACCAGAAGTACCGCTTGTTCCGTCTGAACCTGAAGTACCGGAAGTACCAGTTGTTCCGCTTGTACCGGAAGTTCCAACTGAACCATTTGAACCTGAAGTACCAGAGGTTCCGTCTGAACCTGAAGTACCGGAAGTACCAGTTGTTCCGCTTGTACCTGAAGAACCATCTGTTCCTGAGACTCCATCAATACCGGAAGTACCTGAAGTACCGCTTGTTCCGTCTGAGCCTGAAGTACCTGATGTTCCGCTAGTTCCATTTGACCCAGTTGAGCCTGAAGTACCGGAAGTACCAGTTGAACCTGAAGTTCCTGAAGTACCAGTTGAGCCTGAAGTACCGCTTGTGCCACTAGAACCAGTTGCAGCAATTATGGCTAAGAAAATTTCATGATTATTTGCAAACTGTGGAGTACCACCAGAACTAACTAGTGCAACTGGAACAGTCCAGTAATTGGAGGCTCCAGTAATTAAGGTAGTTGCTCCATTAATAACCCATACTTGATAATTTGCACTATTGTTTCGATCTTGAATTGTTAATTGTTGACCTACTTGTAATAGAGCTAAAAATATATCAATATCAGTTATTGGAGCATCCGTTAAATGATTTATGTTTATTTGGGTTGCACTAATTTGTGTTGCATTATTCCAAAGAATATGACCATCTCCAGGATTACCTGATTGTGCATTATCTTTAGCTTCATAATAGAATACACTAGTTGAAATACCATTTGCACCGGAAGTACCAGAGGTTCCATCTGAACCGGAAGTTCCATCGGATCCATTTGTTCCATCAATACCTGAAGTACCTGAGGTTCCGTCTGAACCGTTTGAACCTGAAGTTCCACTTGTTCCAGAAGTACCATTTGAACCTGATTCGCCAGAAGTTCCAGAGCTACCATCTGTTCCAGAGACTCCATCAATACCGGAAGTACCGGAAGTACCAGAGGTTCCGTCTGACCCTGAAGTTCCGCTTGTGCCTGAAGTTCCATCTGAACCAGTTGAGCCTGAAGTACCTGAAGTACCAGTTGAACCAGAAGTACCAGAGGTTCCGTCTGAACCAGAAGTACCAGAGGTTCCGTCTGAACCAGAGGTGCCGCTTGTTCCAGAAGTACCGTCTGAACCGCTTGTGCCTGAAGTACCGCTTGTTCCATCTGAACCTGAAGTACCAGAGGTTCCACTTGTACCTGAAGTACCATTTGAACCTGATTCTCCTGAAGTTCCTGAGCTACCATCTGTTCCAGAGACTCCGTCTATTCCTGAAGTACCTGAGGTACCGCTTGTTCCATCTGAACCGCTTGTTCCGTCTATTCCCGAAGTTCCTGAAGTTCCGTCTGAACCTGAAGTACCGGAAGTACCGTCTGAACCTGAAGTACCAGAAGTACCGTCTGAACCTGAAGTACCAGAAGTACCGTCTGAACCTGAAGTACCAGAAGTACCAGTTGAACCTGAAGTACCAGAAGTACCGTCTGAACCTGAAGTACCAGAAGTACCGTCTACTCCGCTTAGACCTGAACTACCAGAGGTTCCACTAGAACCATCTGTTCCATTTATACCATCTGTTCCAGAAGTACCATCTGAGCCTGAAGTACCTGACGTACCATCTGAACCATTTGTTCCATCTATTCCTGACGTGCCGCTTGTTCCATCTGATCCGTTTGTTCCATCAATACCAGAAGTACCGCTTGTACCTTCTGAACCAGAAGTTCCACTAGAACCATCTGTTCCAGAGACTCCATCAATACCAGAAGTTCCAGAAGTTCCATCTGATCCGTTTGAACCTGAAGTACCGCTTGTTCCATCTGAACCTGAAGTTCCACTTGTACCATCTGAACCATTAGTTCCATCTATGCCTGAAGTACCAGAGGTTCCATTTGAACCTGATTCTCCAGAAGTTCCTGAGCTACCGTCAGTTCCAGAGACTCCATCGATACCTGAAGTTCCGCTTGTACCTGAAGTACCGTCTGAACCATTTGTTCCATCAATTCCAGAAGTTCCACTTGTACCGTCTGATCCTGAAGTACCAGAAGTACCATCTGAACCAGAAGTTCCACTTGTTCCTGACGTACCATCTGAACCTGAAGTTCCTGAAGTACCATCTGAACCTGATGTACCACTTGTACCATCTGAACCTGATGTACCAGAAGTACCGTCTGAACCGGAAGTTCCTGAAGTTCCATCTGACCCGTTTGAACCTGACGTACCGCTTGTTCCATTAGAACCTGATTCGCCAGAAGTTCCACTAGAACCATCTGTTCCAGAGACTCCATCAATACCGCTTGTACCTGAAGTACCATCTGAACCATTAGTTCCATCTATACCTGAAGTACCTGAAGTTCCATCTGAGCCTGAGGTACCGCTTGTTCCATCTGATCCGTTTGAACCTGAAGTTCCACTTGTTCCATTTGAACCTGATTCGCCAGAAGTTCCTGAGCTACCATCTGTTCCTGAGACTCCGTCTATACCTGAAGTTCCGCTTGTACCGGAAGTACCGTCTGAACCATTTGTTCCGTCTAATCCAGAAGTACCGGAAGTACCATCTGACCCGCTTGTTCCTGAAGTACCATCTGACCCGCTTGTTCCAGAAGTACCGTCTGACCCGCTTGTTCCAGAAGTACCATTTGAACCAGAAGTACCATCTGACCCTGATGTACCTGATGTACCGCTTGTTCCAGAAGTTCCAATAGAACCGGATGTTCCAGAAGAACCATCTACGCCACTTAAACCAGAGCTACCACTTGTTCCAGAAGAACCATCTGAGCCTGAAGTACCATCTATTCCTGATGTACCAGAAGTTCCATCTGAACCACTAGTTCCATCTGAGCCTGAAGTACCGCTTGTACCATCTGATCCATTTGTTCCATCTATACCACTAGTTCCAGAAGTACCATCTGAACCGGAAGTTCCGCTTGTGCCTTCTGAACCGGAAGTTCCACTAGAACCATCTGTTCCAGAGACTCCATCAATACCGCTAGTTCCAGAAGTACCGTCTGATCCGTTTGAGCCAGATGTACCGCTTGTTCCATCTGAACCTGAAGTTCCACTTGTACCATCTGAACCGTTTGTTCCGTCTATTCCACTTGTACCAGAAGTTCCATCTGAACCATTTGAACCTGATTCTCCAGAAGTACCTGAGCTACCATCTGTCCCAGAGACTCCATCGATACCAGAAGTACCCGAAGTACCATCTGAACCATTAGTTCCATCTATTCCTGAAGTACCTGAAGTACCATCTGAACCTGATGTACCATCTGATCCTGAAGTACCAGAAGTTCCATCTGAACCATTTGAACCTGATTCGCCAGAAGTTCCGCTTGAACCATCTGTTCCTGAGACTCCATCAATACCTGAAGTTCCACTAGTACCACTTGTTCCATCTGAACCATTAGTTCCATCTATGCCTGAAGTACCTGAAGTACCGTCTGACCCATTAGTTCCATCTATACCTGAAGTACCTGATGTACCGTCTGAACCATTTGAACCTGATTCTCCTGAAGTACCTGAGCTACCATCTGTCCCAGAGACTCCATCGATACCAGAAGTACCAGAAGTACCATCTGAACCATTAGTTCCGTCTATACCCGAAGTTCCACTTGTTCCGTCTGAGCCTGAAGTACCGCTTGTTCCATCTGAACCTGAAGTACCTGAGGTACCGTCTGACCCATTTGAACCTGATTCTCCAGAAGTACCTGAGCTACCGTCTGTTCCAGAGACTCCGTCTATTCCTGAAGTACCTGAGGTACCGCTTGTTCCATCTGACCCATTAGTTCCATCTATACCTGAAGTTCCACTTGTTCCATCTGACCCATTAGTTCCATCTATACCTGAAGTTCCACTTGTTCCATTTGAACCTGATTCGCCAGAAGTTCCAGAGCTACCATCTGTTCCAGAGACTCCGTCTATTCCACTTGTTCCTGAAGTACCGTCTGAACCGTTTGTTCCGTCTATTCCGCTTGTTCCAGAAGTTCCAGCAGTACCGGAAGTTCCACTTGTTCCATTTGATCCTGAAGTTCCACTTGTTCCATTTGAACCTGAAGTACCATCTGAACCAGTTGAGCCTGAAGTTCCGCTTGAACCGTCTACGCCGCTTAGGCCTGAACTACCACTTGTTCCAGAAGAACCATCTTCTCCATTTGTACCATCTATACCGGACGTACCAGATGTTCCATCTGATCCTGAAGTTCCATCTGATCCTGAAGTTCCGCTTGTTCCATCTGAACCATTTGAACCTGATTCTCCTGAAGTACCTGAGCTACCGTCAGTTCCAGAGACTCCATCGATACCTGAAGTACCGGAAGTTCCGTCTGAACCATTTGTTCCGTCTATTCCAGACGTACCAGAAGTTCCATTTGAACCTGAAGTTCCGCTTGTACCATCTGAACCGGAAGTTCCAGAAGTTCCATTTGAGCCTGATTCTCCTGAAGTTCCACTAGAACCATCTGTTCCAGAGACTCCGTCAATGCCTGACGTACCCGAAGTTCCGTCTGACCCGTTTGAGCCATTGGAACCAGAAGTTCCAGAAGTACCGTTTGAACCTGAAGTACCACTAGTTCCATTTGAGCCTGACGTACCGGACGTACCATCTGACCCGTTTGAACCTGATTCGCCAGAAGTTCCTGAGCTACCGTCTGTTCCAGAGACTCCATCAATACCGCTTGTACCGGAAGTTCCATTTGAACCATTTGTTCCATCTATACCTGACGTACCGCTTGTTCCATTTGAACCTGAAGTACCACTTGTTCCATTTGAGCCGGATTCTCCTGAAGTACCACTTGTTCCATTTGAGCCGGATTCTCCTGAAGTACCTGAGCTACCATCTGTTCCAGAGACTCCGTCAATACCTGAAGTACCACTTGTTCCATCTGATCCTGATGTTCCAGAAGTTCCATCTGAACCATTAGTTCCATCAATTCCAGAAGTACCTGAAGTTCCGTCTGAACCAGTAGTTCCATCAATTCCAGAAGTACCTGAAGTTCCGTCTGAACCATTAGTTCCATCTATACCTGAAGTACCTGAAGTTCCATCTGAACCATTAGTTCCATCAATTCCAGAAGTACCTGAAGTTCCGTCTGAACCATTAGTTCCATCTATACCTGAAGTACCTGAAGTTCCATCTGAGCCTGAGGCTCCAGAGGTTCCGCTTGTTCCTGCACTACCGGCTGTGCCAGCAGTTCCACTACCTGATGCAAATTCTACTAAATCTGTATCTAATACTCCATCACGGTACCAATATTTATGAGAGCTGCCGCCGAAGATAAGGCGGACTTCCATTGATTGAAAACGGATGGCTGAAAGGATCGCTGTATTTGCTGCAGCAATCGCAGCAGTTTCGTTTGCCCCGGTATAAGGTCCGGACCAAGCATCTACTGGTACTGGGTTAACCGGCTGTATACCATACGGTAATTGTAATCCTGGAGTTAATGACATATTCTATTATCTAGTTATTTGGTGTCGATGCGATGTTCCATAAGGAGTCGCATTTGTCATGGTATAGTTACGATACGATACGTTAGTACCGTAGGAGTCAACTACATTAAATGTTGATAAAACATAATTTCCAGTAATATCTGCGTTTAATGCATCTAAGTCAACTACACTGCTTAAACTTAGTGTAGCTGGCATTGCTGCTGTAAAATTGATTTGAGTAGTACCCGTTAATAAATTAAATGGATTACTTCCATCCGTAAATATTCGGGATCCTAGTGCTCTAATATCACTTGAAGTTGTTGGAACTGCGGATGATGGTCCGTAAAATATTAGATTTAAAAAACTAACTGTGGTATTTCCACCAGTTGCAAAACTTGATAAGGATGTTTGATATGCATCAATTACTTTTACTCTATAATAGATGGTAGTTGACGCAAATAACGTAATATCATTATGATTAGTTAATGTAATGCTTGAAGTACCTGGACCAATTGATACCTCTGATCCAATATCTACCCATAAACTATTATTTAATGAGTATTGTAAAGTATAACTAGATAAGGCACTGTTTACACTATTTCTGGTAATAGTTCCGCTTAAATTAGTATTAATATTTCCTTTTTCTCTTTTTGTATTTGTTTCAGGTGAAGTACTTGAAACTGCAGCAACTGTTAAGGAAATTGATGGTGCTGAATATGCGATTGGCGTAATATTTAAAGTAGCAGTCGCAGTTGCACCAATTGAATCAGTTACAATATATCTGTAATTAAAAGCAGAGGTATTATAATTAGTATCGGTGAGTGAATGTGTAAATGTACTTGGCGTAGTAGTTGAGGTTGATAAAACTACCCATGAACCTGCACCGCCTCTTCGCCATTCAAGAGAAACACTACTAATTGTTGCTCCTAAACTATTTATAGTATGACTAAAATTTAGAACATTACTAATTGCTGTTTGATTAAACGCAATTGATGTGCTAGAAGTTAGAGCAACAGTTGGAGTAATTGGCTCAGCAATTGCTAAACTAATTACCTCAGCTGCAGTTTTTCCAGTTGCTGGAATAGTACTACCGCTTACATAACGTCCAAAAGTTCTACCTCCAGTTAATGAAACAATTAAATCAGTTGGATAAGTAAAAGTATCACCACTTGTTCCAGAAGTTCCGTCTGAACCAGAAGTACCAGTTGAACCGTCTTGTCCGCTTGTACCTGAAGTTCCGTCTGAACCAGTAGTTCCATCAATTCCAGAAGTACCTGAAGTTCCATCTGAACCATTAGTTCCATCAATTCCAGAAGTACCTGAAGTTCCGTCTGAACCATTAGTTCCATCTATACCTGAAGTACCGCTTGTTCCGTCTGAGCCGGAAGTACCAGTTGAACCGTCTTGGCCACTTGTACCTGAAGTTCCATCTGAACCTGAAGAACCTGCTTCTCCGCTTGTACCTGAAGTACCGTCTGAACCAGATGTTCCATCTGAACCAGAAGTACCAGAAGAAAAACCTAATGGACTTGTTCCAGAAGAACCGGACGTACCTGACGTACCGTCTGAACCAGAAGTACCAGTTGAACCATCTTGACCGCTTGTACCTGAAGTACCTGACGTACCGTCTGAACCAGAAGTACCAGTTGAACCATCTTGACCGCTTGTACCTGAAGTACCAGAAGTTCCATCTGAACCAGAAGTACCAGTTGAACCATCTTGACCGCTTGTACCTGAAGTACCAGAAGTTCCATCTGAACCAGAAGTACCAGTTGAACCATCTTGGCCACTTGTACCTGAAGTACCAGAAGTTCCATCTGAGCCTGATGTACCAGTTGAACCGTCTTGGCCACTTGTACCTGAAGTACCCGACGTACCATTTGAGCCAGAACCACCAGAACCGGCACCAGGAGAATCACTATAATAAGCGTTACCAGCAGCATCAACTACCAAAAACTTATTTAATGAATTATCTTGACTTAGGTTGCTAAGATCAACCTGTTTTATTTTGAGTTTATTAGACATTATACTGGACTTGCATTTTTCTACCTACAGTTATTTATCAGTATACTGTATGCGATAAGGCAGATCCGGTTTATCTATTTTCTTTTGCGTAAATTATTGCATCTACGTACTTAGCAGAAGCTGTATTAGGTTTAATATTTGAAAGATCCGCATTAAACGGGCTTGATTCTCGATAATCTGCTTTATAAAAAAGATCAGGTTTTCTATCATCTGTTACTCCAGCGTTATGCATAATTGTACAACGGTCATAATCCTCAATTGAGGAAGTTCCCCAACTAAAATTTAAGTCAGGTGTAATTATTGTTTGTGCACCAATTTTCCAGCCACCCCAAAGAACTGCCCACATATCCGCACACCATTTTTGTACAGGATTATAGATTTTTAACTCTTCTGGTGTTAATGTATTGCGTTCTTGACTTTCTCTATCTGCCATATACTTATACATAGTTAATGAATCTGAAATTACCTCTTTCCAAAAGTCAGAAGTAACGCCTTTCATTAAATATTGAGCACCGCCTGACCCTTCTTGATTTTTTTCTACTATTTCAGGAGAAATTTTTGTTAAACTACAAAGGTCAATGAATAGGTCTTCTGATTTACTTTTAATATAATTTGCGCCAATATAAGAAACGGTATCACTTACATACCAATATAAATTGTCATGCATTGAGTCGAAATCTGGAAGTTCTCTAAAGATAATATCTGAATCATGATAAAAAACGGTTTCACCACGTAATTCTGGATATTTTATCCAATGCTGTTCAAGAATATCAGGCCTAAGAATTGGAATGTATCCAAAGTTTTGAGTTATTCTTTTTTTATAGAAAAAGAATCTAACCATTGGATATTTTCTAGCTAGGGCAAGACCTTCTTGGCTAGGCTCGTCATTATAGGCAAATAGAATTTCTATCCAATTTGGATTAATTCCATTTTTCATAAAATTGTGGATTACCACCTCAACTTGCCAATGGAAGTATTGATGGTCAGGCTGTGCTGATATAAAAATAGTCTTCTTTGTTAACATAATAAATTATACTAACTACCTTAATAGAGTTTAGGTAAGTTATGGTCGCCTTGTTGTAGTTGTAGTAGTTTCACCAATTACGCAACTCCAAATTTCTCCATTAAATGCACAACTTCCGCTTGGGGTAACATTAAATATTGCATTATCCGGATAGCTAAGTACACATAAACTAACTGTAGTAAATGCTGCAATTTGAGTCATTTGTAAATTACCGTCACAGTCTGTATAGTCAAAGTCGTTTGGTCCATCCATTGTATTTTCAACGGATACACAGTTGCAAGGATTTGCGGTAGTCGTAGTTGTAACTTCTCCATCAAATACCGTTGTAGTGGTAGTTGTAGGCTCAGCTGTTGTGGTTGTAGTAGTTTCAAATTCAGGCTCAACGGTTGTTGTACTAGTTGTAGTAGGGGCTATTGTTGTTGTACTAGTTGTAGGTTCAACCGTTGTTGTACTAGTTGTAGTAGGGGCTATTGTTGTTGTACTAGTTGTAGGCTCAACCGTTGTTGTACTAGTTGTAGGCTCAACCGTTGTTGTAGTTGTAGTAGGGTCAACTCTAGTTGTTGTACTAGTTGTAGGCTCAACCGTTGTTGTAGTAGTCGTAGGTTCGGATATTGGTTCAGTTGTGGTAGTTGTAGTAGGCTCAACCGTTGTTGTAGTAGTCGTAGGTTCGGATATTGGTTCAGTTGTGGTAGTTGTAGTAGGGTCAACTCTAGTTGTTGTAGTAGTTGTAGGTTCAACCGTTGTTGTAGTAGTCGTAGGTTCGGATATTGGTTCAGTTGTGGTAGTTGTAGTAGGCTCAACCGTTGTTGTGGTAGTTGTAGTAGGCTCAACCGTTGTTGTACTAGTTGTAGGTTCAACCGTTGTTGTACTAGTTGTAGGTTCAACCGTTGTTGTACTAGTTGTAGGTTCAACCGTTGTTGTACTAGTTGTAGGCCTAGGTTCAGCGGTTGTAGTAGTGGTAAGCCCAGGCTCTAGTGTTGTAGTAGTCGTAGGTTCGGATATTGGTTCAGTTGTGGTAGTTGTAGTAGGGGCTATTGTTGTTGTAGTTGTAGTTGGTAGACAGCTCATACAGTCAGCAATAGGATCGCTTGCTGTATTTGCAATACGATTAGCAGTTCCAGTAGCACTTGACAATATTGTATAACAACCCTCGCTACTGTCGTCAAATGTTAAGTAATAAACTTGTCCAATTTCTGGAGTTATTGCTAATATTGTAGTAAAGTCAATATTTATAACAGTTGAAGTTTCGCAATTTATACTTCTAAATATTTCCGTCAGTGTTGTTGTAGTTGTAGTAGGTTCAGCCTTAGTTGTGGTACTCGTAGTTGAAGCCTCAGTTGTTGTTGTTGTAGTAGGAGCTACCGTTGTTGTGGTTGTAGCTGGCTCAGGAGCGGCAGTTGTGGTACTAGTAGTTGCAGCCTCAGTTGTCGTTGTAGTAGTTGATCCAGTAAATAACTCCCAAGTCCCTAAACCTTCGTCAAATGCATAGGTAAATACGCATCCATTCGCTAACGTAATTGTTAAAAGCTTTTCAATTGCTAATCCGATTCCAGGTAAAGAATCCGGTAGAGTACCGGATGTAATATCTGAGCCATCTTGTGTAATTGTATATCCAATTCCATCAAAGCCATCTAGTATTATATCAAATGGACCAGGTCCATTAATAGTTGCAATAAATCCATCACAACTAATTGTGGTAGTTGTAGTTATTTCGCCTGACCTAGTTGTAGTAGTGGTAGTTCTTTCACCTACTGTTGTTGTACTAGTAGTTTCAGCAACAGTTGTTGTACTAGTAGTCGGAGCCTCAGTTGTTGTAGTAGTAGGGTCAACTCTAGTTGTGGTAGTTGTAGTCGTAGGCTCAATAGTTGTTGTAGTCGTAGGCTCAACCGTTGTTGTAGTCGTAGGCTCAACCGTTGTTGTACTAGTAGTCGGAGCAGCGGTTGTTGTACTAGTAGTAGGTGCAGCGGTTGTTGTACTAGTAGTAGGTGCAGCCGTTGTAGTAGTGGTTGCCGCCGCAGTTGTAGTAGTGGTAGTTGGAGCAGCAGTAGTAGTGGTAGTAGGCGCAGCAGTTGTCGTAGTTGTAGTTGGTATCGCTGAGTCTACTGGTATCAAATAAAATGCTCCAAAATCGCAAATCTCTGCATAAATTGTACGAGTAGAATAATTTGGAGCATACGGTCCAGTTAAAATAGTAACGTCTGTATAAACTCCGCTAATTTCTTCAAAAATTCTAACTGAATCAAATTCAGTTTCAGTCATTGTTTGAGGTAATCCAAATCCAATAAGTGCACAACCTGCGCAGCTAGTAGAAATATCAAAAGCCAAAACTGAATTAGTTAAAAAATATCCATATGGTAAATCAATTCCCTCTGGCTCAATTGTTGGAATTGGTAAAGTGCACACAGTAATTGGGCAATTAGCTGAAGCTGGATCCTCCATAATAACATCAACTCCAACTTGAGCAAATACTGACTCAGTATTACCTGCAGTTAAAATATTAGTTATACAAATAGTACCATTTGCTCCAGCACAATTTGCATCAACTGTTGAATACATTAAGGTAACAAAGTCTCCGCTATCTAATCCATAACCAGCAGAGGTTGTGTTCCAATAAAGTTCGTCAGTCACATCGACTTGAGCGTATATAGTTGCAGTAACTCCACCATCTTTACTAAAATAGGCACTGGCGCTAATATCTCCATCTCCAATAGTTATTTGATGACCATTAACAAATAATAAGTACATGGTTGTTGCAATTGGTGCAGGTATTGGTAATAGACCAGGTGATAATAATTCTCCATCTCCAGATATTACATTTGGAGTAACTGACCTAGTAACCGATGCTGTACAAATACCTTCGCCAGTTCCGCCGCAGCTAAGTAAACACCAACCAGTCGACTGTAAATATCCATAAAAACCTTCAACTCTTCCATTCTGCGCAGTAATATAAACAATTTCACCAGGAACAGCAGTTGGTGGAAGTACTCCATACACCTTAAGTCTAAGACGTTTTCCTTCAAGTACATCTTCAACTACAACGTTCTTTGCAGTGATTGCACCAGTTGGATACATTTTAATTACTTCAGGATAGCTGCCATTTTGTTGTTGAGTACCATATACAGTTAAACCATTTCTGATAATAATTGAATTGGTTGAGATTCCTTGAATATCAACTGCAATCTCACCATCTACTTGAGAATAATTAATTGAGGTTAAGAATTCATCAATTGCTGATTTAATTGTGCTAAAGTTGAAATTAGACAAATCAATGATGGTATTTAAACTTGAACCATTGATTGATTTAATACTTGAGATTTTTAGTTGTACTGCCATTTTCGGTTAAAGGATTTCAGTTATTTATTAACTTTCAGATCCATTCATTATTTTATTTGATTTTTACTGCCTTTTGCACTACCGGACAGAATTTCGGTTTTATTATCAACTTTTGAATCAAGTGCAATAATTCCTGATCTAACAATACACTCATTTAAGTCTGCATATATAATTGCTTCAGGCGAACTCTTAATATAGCTTAAGTCAATTCGGTTATGACACCCTCTCTCAAATAAACAATCATCTAAATGACAATATCTAATATCATTGCTGGTTAAGATTCTACATTCAGTGATATGTGATGATCTAACTTTGCACCCATATAGAGTACAGTTAGAAATTTCGGCTTCAATTTTGCAATTTATAATATCAATGTCATGAATTCCAAAGCCTTCTTCTAATTTAGACTCTTTTAATTGAACCCTTTTATTTTGAGTATCATAATTTACTTGGCCCTTTTTGATTTTGCCAAAAGTGATTAAGTCAAATAGCTTTTCACGAAGATTTAGATAATTAGATTCAATAATTCGCGGATCATCTCTTAAGTCAATGAATAATTCTATTTCTGGAAAATTCTTTTTGAAATTTTCATAAGTTTTAATAGCTAAAGTATTTTCTCTCTGCTTTTTCATCACTTCGTAAACTTTCTTTTGTTCATCAATTGAATATGAGTGATTTACTTGAAGCGTATTGTACAGAGATTCAGCAATATAATTAATTAATTCAGTTGCGCTTGCTCTTTTTAATTGATAGTCAATTCCACCAGCATATCTAATTTCTAAATAGCCTTCATTTAACTTTTCAAAATTTAAACCAAAATACTTTGATTGAGGATATAAAAAATCAAGTGGACTGTTTGGTCGGGCATAATCGATTGAGGTCTCAGCCAAGAATTTAGTTTTAGGGTAAATATTGCTAACTGAATTTTTATAAATTTTTTGAATTCTTGATTTAGCAGATGGCCATAATTCAAATATTTTCTCTTCGTTAAGACCTAGAATATACTTAAATACATTTAGATTTTGCAGACGCTCATTTAGCCCAAGATCAAATTCATTTAATGACAGGTTTATGTGTAATCCAGTTCTTTCAGTAGTAAAGCCGTTTTCATCAATGAAATTTAAGACTTTATATAATACGTGAATTGCTTCATTATACGGCATTACGCCAGTAATTAGCTCATTCATTTTAAATCCACCTGAAAAATCAGGTTCAATTTTAAAAGTATCATAGCTTACTGGAATATCTGAACCATACTCATTGGTGCTAATTACCTTTTTACCTAAAATGGTTGTTAATTTCTCAGCTAATTCCGCACGTAAAATTGGAGAAAAGAATTCAAATTCAAATCCTAATTTTACATTATCGAATAGCTGGCTTTTTGTTAAATCTTTATACATATGTGTTGTTAACTGTTTATTGCAATAAATGGTACATTTAATCTAGGTCGAGCATTATCAATTAGTTCAAGTAGAGACTCGTCTCGTATGAATAATTGACTTACTATAAATTCATGATCTTCTGGCTGAACCATTGTATTAAACAATCGGATATTTGCAATTGAATAATTTGCGGATGGTAGTGCCCAATTTTGGTCAGTCACAAATGTAAAGTTTCCAGGATTAGCTGATCCTGTATATACACTAACTAAACTATTAAAATTCTTGATATTTGCTGGATCTTGACCAAACGAATATAGGTTAAGTTGTAATTGTCCATATTGCGATGATACTGGCACAATTAATGAATACCATTTATCATAGGCTAAATCACCAACAATAAAAGTATAAGAGCTACCATTAATTTGTACGTAGAAGGTTGAATATGGTATTCCACTATTATCTACGAGTGAACAGGTTACTCTTAATCCTTTACTTAATAAGTTATCATATCCATCCAATATTCGGATATCCTGGGTGCCCCTATTAAATTTAATTAAGGCACTAAATGTCATATTTGGAGTATTATCAGTTGAGGCAACTGCTTTATATACAACCGCATGCTCTGACTGTTTAAATTGAAGAGCTCCACCTGCATTAACTGTAATTGATTGGCGCTTGGTTGGGTTTAGTGCCAAATTTTTATAACCTTCAACTACTACATATTTACCAAGAGCAGTGTATGAATCCTTAGGCCCGTCCATTTTAACAGTAGCTTGGCTTGACGTCCCAATATTAGTATCTCCAGTATTTAGCTGGCGACGTTGCCATGCACTAAATATATTACTACCTTCATATGCATAAACTGAATATGGAGCATCAGGGGTTAAGTATTGATCTTCCGAATTTCCGTTTGATGCAATTGTATAATTTGCAATCACCTGTTTTACGCCGCTCATATCATAGTAATACTCAATTAATGGAGAATAATTAAATGTGTGATCTAATATTCGGTTAGTTAAGTCAGGATGTAACGATCTACGTGTTTCATCAAACCTATTGGAAATTGTTTTATATTGCTGTTTATCAAGAGCATCTTTTTTCTGAACCTCTGCCTGTTTACCAAAAAGCTGATCACTAGAAATAATAATATTGTCTAGGAATACACGATCACCAGCTTTCATTAACATATCAATGTTTGGATGAAATTTAGTTAACTGTATTTTCCAATATAATGGCTCCATCATAAATCCACGATACAGATATGAACCTTGAATTTCATACATTCGATTAGTTAATGGAAAGTACATATAGTCTCTTTTACGAGGTTGGGTACCTGGTCCAAATATTGACTGAAAGTATACATGGTCAATATGAATTTCAAACGGAACTTCAAAATCAATTCCAAATTCAGTAAATTGGGGCTTATTATCTGGAAAAGTATTATTGGGTACAACAACTTTTACGCATTTACGGTCAACTGTTTCAAATAGTGTCCATTCCTTAAATATAAAATCTCCGCCAGTACGGTCTGGTTCAGTTTTAAAATAGACAACTTCATGCCCAAAGATTTTAGTAGTTTGATAACTTAATTCTTTGGCAATTCCAATTGCAGTTCCAACTTCATATGGTTTAAATGAGGCTTCGCGCTCAGCAACAATTGCTGGGCAACGTTCAGATGAGCAATACACAGTTGGAGTATATAAAGATTCAGAGACACTGGTACTTTGAATATTAAATTTTACAAAATTAACAGTTAATGCAGTAGCTAATGAATTATAGGTAGTATCGTCATATTCATATTTGACTTCAAAAAATACATCAGCTTCATTAAATAACAAGTCTTCAATATTAGTTAAATCAGCTGGATCTAGTTCATACCATAGTGACCAATTGCCCATATCAAATGAATATCTAAACTTACGAATCAAATATTGGGGCAAAGCCGAACCCAGGTCAACGGATTCACTAAAACCTACAATTTTCACAGCCCCAGGGATAGGTTCAGCTGCAGAAAAAATTCTATAATTTTTACTGTAGGTGACCGAGTTCTTATCTGGCTCCGGAATGATCTTGTAAGCGATTACTTGCATTAATTTGATCTTTTTGTTATTTATCGCAGAGTATTACGTCTTTACCCAAAATAAATAATAATAAAATCGGGGTATCAATGAAACCTCTAAACCCGAAGCTTGTACTAGACCCAATGTGGCTATGTCAGGCTAACTTTGTTGATCTTGAATACTATACGTACGTCTTACTAGACGCACAAAAAAAGTATCTCACTAATTTACAGGATGACTTTCTAAACTTTTACGAAATTGTTTTTCATTATCTAAATATTAATACAATAATCGCAGATAAAAAAGTCTACGATTCACATTTGAATGTGGTTAGGGCTCACTCTCATTTAATGGATGTGGTAACTCAACTTGCCCAATCGGATGACTCTAATGGTAAGGCAATCATGAAAATGGGATCTAAAATCCTATCTGAGGTAATGCAAAAGTATTTAGAAAAACAGATTCCAGTTCTTGAAAATTTGCACTTTCATTTTAATAATACAAATATCCATAAACAGGAAAAGATCTATATTGTTTGTAAGTCTACTAAATTAGATCGTTATGAAATTTATACCTTAAATACAAAAAGTAATCGCAGTTTAGGCTATTCAATTAGCCGAAAGGCTGTGTTGACTTTACCTGGGCTTAAGAATAGCGAATTTAGAGATAGATTGCTTACTGAAAAACCTGGGCTTAATGATTTTCAACCTGAGAAAAATGTTATTGTAGTTTCCGGCACGGATCATGTTGTTTTATCTGATGGAATATCCTTAACTAAAGATATTATTCTACTAAATAAAATAATGAATCCAAGCCACGGCTTTGATGCAAATGTCTTACTAGACTGTAATCGACTACTTGAAAAAAAGAAACCGATTCCATTTAAACTTAAAGTTTAATCGGCTGCAAAATAGCTAATGGTGATTGCCATTTGAAGTTGAATAGTTGGACTTGGAGACCCACCTAGACCTATTGAAACTGCAGCCCCTGGAGTATATGGACTCAACGCTGATGAAAGGCCATCAGCGTCAAGCCACGATAATGCAGCAATATGATAACCGGCTGGATCAGCGTCGCCAATTTGGGCTACTTCAATACTTCCAATGGCGGCAGAATCCCCTAAGACAATCCCTCGCGCATTGATTGGGGAATTTGCTTTGGGAGGGAATGGCAATCTAATACCTAATGGAGCTTCAAAGGAATCTCCAGCATACGTGCTAGTGGCACCACCGCCTCCACCGCCAATATCAATTGGTAATGGCGCAGCGCCAGTGGCTAAGTAAATGTACTCAATATTGACAAGATAGTTTACAGTAAATGTTACTAGATTTCCAATTTTAGTATATTGATTAGATTTTTCAGCAATTGCACTTGATGTTCCTGACACATATTCGCTAGTTACATCAAGCCAGCCACTGTCTTGGTAACCAAGGATACCTGATACGACGTTCCAAGTTCGGCTAACATATAATAAACTTGAATTACCAGCTCCTCCCCAAGTTCCTTCTTCATAATCATCAAGAGTATTCGCATCAGCTGATGGAACTTGAGTGGTTGGAAAAGGTAGACCTTGTGCAAGACGATTTGCTTGTACTTTAATTGCGTTATTTAGTGCAATAAATTTACTAGAATCAGTTGAAGTTAATTGGATATTTCCATTAACTGTTGTGATTGTATAGTTATTACCAGTTGAAACAGTATGAGTTGAAGCAGCAGAAGTAACACTTTTATTACCAGTAATAGTTTCAGTTTTACTACCGCCAATGGTTTCAGTTTTACTACCACTGATTGTTTCTACTTTAACACTGCTAATTGTTTCATATGATGCTCCAGTAACCGATTCAACTTTATTAAACGGTGAAGTAATTAATAAACACGGATCTCCATCAAAGATTGCTGTATCTATTTCAAATGTTGCAAAATCTGTTCCGTTTTTTAATTCAAGCTTGACTCCATCAAATGAAAATTTAGTAATTCCGCTGGACGCATCGAGTTTAGCTTTAGTTGCATCGCTTGGGTCAAATCCAAATCCAATATACCCAGAACCTCCACCTCCATCTAATACTCCACGCTTTAATAATAAACCGTCAACGCTAACTCCGCTACCGCTTTCGTTAACTGCTAATAAATTTGAATTGGTTAATTTAAGCTCAAAGGTTTGACCTGAGGCTTGAGTGGTTGCAATCTTATTGATTTTCCAAATTTGCTCACTATTTCTTCTTGGAGAAAATGATTCAGCTGTAGTTCCACCAGCTGAGGATAGATCGTATTCAGCTCTTAGATAATATGTTCCAGGATAATCTTCACTTCCGCTATAACTACCTACTCGGTATTTTTTGACCTTTAAATTTTCGAAACTTGGACTAATTACATAAGTTGTACCGGCAATTCCGCTATATGCAGTAGGTAATGCATCAACTGATCCTAATTCAAGTTGATGTCTGTATCCTTTGGCTGTACTTGCAAATTCTTTTGCTTGAGTAGCAGCGCTTCCAAATACCGAATACAGTGATAAGTTTGCAGTTGCTGGAAATATTTTTTCAGCAGTTGAAGGATATGTTAATATAGTTTGAGTTCCAGTACCATAACTAGTAAGGTCTTTTGGGTTATTATTATCAACGTCTAATTCAGTATCGCATAATTTAAAAGTGTAGTCATCAACGTATAGCACATAGTATCCTGAATAATTAGTTAATCCGCCAACTACTGTTCCAGTTCCGGCTGAATATGTAATATACTGTTTATTAACTAATCCGTGGCCAGATACACTTAATCCGGTAATTAAATTAGTAGTAAGATTAATACCGCCACTTGTTGCATCAAATGAAACTGTACTTGAACCATTTGAGCTAATTACAATATTACCTGACCCATTTATAATTACTGAACTTGTATTAAGTTCATTAAAATTATAGAGAACTGTTTGGTTATTTGTGCCCAATCCAGGAGTTTGGTAATTTGGGGCAGGGCTACTAGCATTAGTTAAATCCAACCCTGATGTAATTCTAGGTTTAATTATTCTAGAGGTTCCGGTTAATTTAACAAATGGCGAAGCATTTGAACCTAAGGCGCTTACCACTAGAGAATTAAAATCAGTTAGTTTTTCCCAGCCCGTGCCTGAAACTATTTTTCGGATAATTGAGTCTGACGTAATTAATAGATCGCCAGTAACCATTCCACTTGGAGGACTTGCTGGCGCAGTGGTTGAGCTTGGAGTATCTCCAAAAATAACAGTGCCGATTGGACCTTGAATTCCGTCTGGACCAATTGGGCCAGCTGGGCCTTGTATACCGGGGTTACCAGTTAGCCCGATTTGACCAAAACCAAGTGCAATTAGTTGATTAAAGTTAAAATTTACTTTACTAGAGACGTCAATTTGACTGTCTGTTGAGAATATTTCCTTAAGGTTTATGACTACTGACATTAAATGAATTTAATTTTTATTTTTGGAACCAATTTAACTCCAGTATTAGGTTTTAATAGGATAGAACCCTCTACTACTCTTGATTTGGTATTATTTATTCTAATATTCTTGATTAAGTCATAACCTAAGTTATTAAGTGAATTGTAACTGACCTGATTAAATTCAACTAAGTTACCCTGAATCGTTCTATCATCCAATTCATAGAATTCAAAATTGTCTACTCTATATAATTTAATTAAATTAAGTAGGCAGTATTGAGAAAGAAACTCTTCAAAGGTTAATTCTCCTAAAAAGTCAGAGTCTAGGCTAATTTGAGAACCGTCCTCATATTTAAAAAACTTTTGGAATTCTGAACGTAATCCGTTATTTGATAAGTGTTTAGTAATTAAAGAGGCTGTGTTAATTTTAAATTTAACTTGTTCTGGATAATTAGCGTATACAATATCAGCTTCAGCAGCTTGTGAGATATTGAAGAGGCTTTGAGTAAGTTCAATTGATGTAAAATCTTCAATTAAAAATTCATTTGGCAGATTTATTAATTTTGAAATAAACGAATAGTCTTCAACAACTCTTTTACTGCCAGCAACACCAGTCGATTCACTCTTATTTAATGATTCAAAATGATAATTATAATCCCAACTTGATGCTAAACTATTAAAGTTTGTACGAGAAATTGGGGTCTCATTAATTAATGGATAAACGGCTGAATAATTTTGACTATTTTCAAGGGATAGAATATTTTGTGTTGAGTATTTAACATATTCAAAATCTGGAATAATAAAGAAATTATCAACTTCTGGGTTAAAACAAATATTTGCTCCAGGTAAGCTATTTGAATTTATTGAAAAATTATATTTAAAACCGGCAACTGGTTTTGTAATTATTTCATATTCTGCAGAATATCGGTTAACTTCATACGGTTTAGAAGGTCGTTCAGTTAATGAATAACCAGCGGTTGTATTAATACGGCCTTCTGTTACTTGATCTGGTGTAATACTAATAACTGTTGATTTACTAATGGTATCGGCATCAAGTATTTCAATAGATAGTGTTTTATAATTAGTTAGAATGCCATTAGTATATGATTCCCAACTTATTGCATCCTGGTTTTTATCAAGTAATTGAAAGAATTTTGCAAATGATAAATTTTCAAATACTTTTTGAAAATAATTAATACCTCCAAATATTTGAAATTGATTTGCATTATCAATCCAATCTAAGGTAATTCCGCTTGGTAAACTTTGTTCAGTATATGTAAAACTTGGAATATCGCCTAATGCATTAGGTAACGGATTAACTAATGATAAGGCTGGGCCGAATCCAATAAAATTAATAACATTTTGAAATGCTCCAGAAATTCCATCATTGTAAGAGCTTGATGATAAGGCATCTACTGTTAATGGCGCGCCAATAGCTCTTTGTACTAATATACTTTTTTCTCCAGGTTTAATAATATACAATGGTGCAAAACCTGTACTAATTTGATTAATTTCAGAATCAGCTGAAGTATCATAAGATTCAAGTCCAATTAGCGGTAAGGTTTCAGCATATTCAGGTATCAGTGATAAATTTACATAAATTCCGCTACTTGATAAATTAACTCCTCTAGATAATTTAATTGTAGAATATGCATCTATTTTATTATTATATTTTTTACTCTTTGCATAATATAAAAATGAGTGAGTTAGGTTTGACACAGAGTTTTCATTAAATTCTATTCGATAATCACCAAGCATTGAATCATAATATGCTACCGAATTTTCAACGGTAAAATTAGCAGCGGCAAGAGAATTTGAATCAGTATATTCTGGAATAAACCAGTCCGCTTTAAATATTAAAGGCTCCTCATACGCAGGCGAACCTGGAGCTGAGCTAAGGATACCAGATGAATGTACTACATTAATATCATAAGTATTAGCGTCAGCTGGAGTATTTTGTGAAACTATATTAAAGAATATTTCATAATACCCACCGGTTCTGGTAGCTAAACTAAATCTTGGAAGGGCTGCTGTGCTAAATAATTTATCAAGCTTTGAAGATTGATCAGATCCAATCGAATCACTAAAGTACTGATTACTTGGATCGGTCATTGAGGTATTGCTAATTATTAAATTAGTTGTGCTTGAATTAAACTCAGCGGCAGAAGGAGGTCCTGGAATAACTGGTGCATAATTTGTTTGTTCATAAATTTGACCAGAACTTATTGGTAAATCAGGATTTCCATTTTCCCAAATATCTTCAAAATAGGCAGTAATAGTAGAGCAACTATATGAACCTGTTGATAAAATCATTGACGCATTTTTTTGAACTTTTGCATATACTCTAGGTCCCAATTTATCTCCAGACGCAATTTTTTCTAATTGAATTGCATTATATACATCTGACCCAGGCGTTGCAATAATGGTTGATAGGGTACGATTAGTTACAGGTTCAATATATGTAATATGAATAGTTTGACCTAATTCTAATCCTGGAACTAGTGAAAGCCCAGAGATTTGATTTTGGTAAGTGGCTAAAGAAATTGCCGTGCTATCTACGTCAATATTATAAGTAAGTGGTTCTGATTTAAGCGAACCGCTAAATAAAGTAGATTGACTAATTGCACTTTCACTTCCGTTAATCCAACCTTCTAAAAATATTGAATTATTAAGTTGTGACTTATATCCTAGCGCTAATTCAATTAATACGGTTATTGATTTGGAATTGGTGTTTTCAATTACTCTATATTTAACTGGCTGTTTAACTAAATTTGGTTCTTCTTTAATTGGTTTTAGTAATACTGTGAATTTGTAATCTTCAAATCGGGTTGAATTTAAAACTGGTGTTTGGCTAGTAGATAATTCATAAAATCTAAATAGCGAACCTTTAAAAACAGTTTCATATTGTTTACTAAATTCGTTTTTAGATAATAATGAATATCGATATTGAGGTCGTCCTACTTGAATATTATCAGTTGATGAGTATTCTAAGTTATTGATAGAATTATACTGTCCATCAATTGTTGGAAGATATGTAAAGTAATTATTAAAATATGTATCCGAATTAATTAATTCATTAATTATTAAAGGTTGATCAAAATAGTAAAAATTATTTCTAGCTAGTGAAATATCTTTGGTATAACCAAAATCAGATTCAATATAAAACCATTCATGCGTTAGCTTTTCAGGAGTAGCCGAGGTCTCTCTATGAGATGGCCCAAAATTATCCTTTCCAAAAAGAATATCTGAATTTAGTCGATATGAGTTATCTCTAACATCAGTTGAGTCAGTAATTCCCCATTTGGTAATATACGGAATTACGCGACCGTCTATTGCAAAATCAGTTGTATAATTTTCTAAATATGCATGATACTCACTAGATAAGTTACTTTGTAAAAACTTGTCTCGATATGAGTAGGTTGGTAAAGTTGGGTCAATTGCAACATGATCTGCCTTTATTGAAAATGGGCCAATATAATTTAAAGCATCTTGCGATTCATCAAAATATGGAATATCTAATCTATTACTGCTGGTAGAAGACGAGGCTGGTAATTTTAAACCATATATCAAAATAGGTTTTCCACTAGGCCCATTTGACCTAACATTATATTTGGATATAGTTGAAGTATTTTGCCAAATTAAAGTAGCTGAATCTGAATAGTCTATTCCGTTTATATTAACAGTACCATCACCAACTAATTGATATGTATACTTAGTAAAATCTAACAATAGTGTATTTTCTGGAATAAAAAAATCTTTATAAATGTCCAATAATAAATTTCTAGAATAGTCACTAGTATATGTTGAGAAATTAAAATCCATTGTTTCAAATATAGATAATACTCCAATTGAAGGTTTGAAATTTTTTCTTATTTCAATTTTACCATGATCAAATCTAATTGTCTCATTATCGACTAATTGAATTGAGGCTTTTGTTTTAAAATCAGTAATTGCGGTGAGTTGGTCAGTTAATGAAAGGCCGGTTTTAATCGGGTCTGCTAAATTACAAATTCGGCTAATTTTTGACCAATTTTGATTTGTTTTCACTACAATATTATCTAATTGATTAGCTAATTTAGTTGCATTACCTAATGCAATAATTGGATGAGGCCTATTTAAAAATCCGCCATCTGCAAAAACTAAATCACCGGTAACTTTATCGTTTATTTTAAACTTAGGAAGAATTGAGACAGCTTCTAACGATCTAACTTTTAATGAACCAAAAGTATTTCCATAACTTTGAGTTTGAATAAATGCATGATTATTCATTCGTATCCCAGTAATTGAGGAATCTTTAAAGTCACTTGCAATATCAACAATTGCTTGAGCAATTTGTTCTAAATCTTTATCTGCATTAACGTATATTACAGATTCACCACTTGATAAATATGATAATGAATAACTTTCGTTATCTACAAAATAGCCAGATACAAAAACAAGTTCATCATATTTGCCGCCACTATCAGTTATACTAAACATTGATCCGCTTGGATGATATATTCGTAGCTTATCTAGGTGTTGCGGAGTATTAAAGACTTGAATAAGAATTGTAGCTTTAGTATCTAATTTTGATAATTCAGCAGTTTCTTGAGTAATTAGGTCAGTTGGCCCAAATGCTAAGCCTAAATCAAATTGGTTATCATCTAATTGAAAATCAACTAAGGTATCTGTTTGATTCCAAGATAGTGGTTTAATTAAATGTATTTGATTATTTTTAGTTTTTAAATATGGAAAAAATAAAGTATTTGTACTTGTGCGATTATAATAAATATCTGATAAATTTTTTGATAATCCATAGCCGCGTAATTTAACACCAGTTGAGTTAGTTAAAGTAAATGAAATATCATCAGATTGTGTAAAATTAGTTGAAAATGTTTGATCATTATCTGCAGTATTTTCAGATAAGCTTAATTCATACATTTTAGCTAAATCAAATTCAAAAGTTTCAAGATCAATATCGTTGCAATAAACTCCAAAATATCGGTTAAACTCATATGGGTTTGCAGTAATGTCGTCAAATAAAAATTCTAAATTTAAAATTTTTGGATGAACTATATTATTTCTTTCAAAACCTAATGTTACAAATTGTTCAACTTTTAATAAAGGTAATGATCGGCTTAGTACACTACTAATTAATTCAGGTAATTCAACATAGGTACCTGAAGAAATTGAAGCTCCTCTATAAATTGAATATCCACCATCTTTATAATTAACATAAAGTGGATTTTGGGTAAACATTGGATTTTTTGAAATATTGTGTATGTATTTTCCAAGTTTAGAAGATTCACTTAGGTCAAATACCTTTATAACTTCGGCATTTGTAAATAAGTCAGTTGCAAATTTTTGAGTTGAACCAGTTCCATTATTGTAAAGTTCTCTTCCTGCGCCAGCTGTATAATTGGAAGCTCCAGGTATTTTAAAAATTACAAATTTTTCAGGTAGTACTTTATCTAAATAAATTGGTGCAAAATATGTAAATTTCTCAGAATATTGCTTATCCGTTAAATATTTAGCTCCACTTGTATATAGATCAAAATCATATTGATCTTTTAAATCTTTCGCAATTGCATTTAATCCAATAGTTGAGCCTAACTGATATGAAATTGAGGTTGGGGTTTTTCCATTATCATAAAATCGGTATAAGTTAACTTCATGATTAGAAGTTTCAGAAATTGCAAATCTCTTATATTTTTGGCTAGATAATTGAGAATTTGCATTAATTGAGTTAAGCCATAAATCACCACCTGAATCAACTGTTAATTTTATATTAGTTGTTAATTTTGGGTTAGTTCTAAGTAATTGAAAACTAACATTTCTTTCAGCAATTCGGGTATATGTTAAATTTTGATCTATCACTATTTAGTTTTTATTTTAAGCAGAAGCACCAATACCAGTTGATGAAACTGCTAGAGCGCTAACTGGAGTAACAACTGCAGTTTCTTTTTCGTATTGAGTTCTAACTAAAACATCAAATGAGAATACTGAATTTAATGAGTAAATATCAATACCTAATTTCTTAGCGTATCTTACGTTTTTTAATCCAGCAGGAACGGCTGATCTCCATCCGCCGACATATCCTAATTTATCAGATGCTCTAAATTGAAAAATTAGCGGAATTTTAATAGCGGATTCAGCGCCAAAGTCTAACATTTTTTGAGAGCCGGCTGGGCTAAGGCCGTCTACTGAAATAGTAGTATGCGACTGTGGTGCAATATACAAATATGCTCCACATGTATATTTTCCAACTAACCATTCATCGCTATTTACAAATCCCATTTTAATAGGATATTGATTTTCTCTCATATTAACTGCAGTCGTGCCTAAGATTACGGAAGCTGGTTTTACATAAACTGCTTGCTCATAATAATTTGCTCCAAAAACATTTTGAGATTCAGCCTCAGTTGTTTCAAAATGAATTGCATGACTAAATGGTAAATATTTTTGAATTGTCTCGGCAACTGAATATGTTGGTCTAGACACATTATAGGTTGAGTTATTCCAAGTAATATTTGCTGATCCACCAGCAATAATGCTTGGATGGCTTTTATGAATACAAAATTCACTAACTTGGCCTCCACCTTCTGGGACATTTGATGTAACTACACCATTCCAAATATTTGTATTAGTAACAGCCGCTCCAGTATATAGCGGAGTTGCAGTGGTTGGATTAAATGGTAAATAATGACCAGACGAATATGGAACTTTAGTAGAACCGATAGTTATACCAGCATACGTATAGTTGGAAGTTGATGCTGAATATACAACGCCTGCAAAATCTCCATCTCCATAAGTACTTGGTGTACCAGCACTACCGCCTTGTTTATCTCCAGAATATAGGAAATTTGCTAAAGTTACACTTTTGTATCTTGCGTAAATATATTGACTCCTAACTTGAGACGATTGATACCCGTCTTTCTGTACAAATCCACCAATACTTGAGCTAACTGAGTTATTGATAACTAATGGAGCCCTATCATATCTTAAATTGGCATGGTAATTAACCGCTGGATTAGTATAGGCATTAGTAGATGGTGCAATTTCAGCAAGTCCTCCATTTAGTGTAGAAATTAATTGTAGTGGAGTTTGCGAAGTGTTTTGTAATTGAATTAGGTATTGAGTTGCTAATACTCTACCGTGATTATATACTACTGGGACAACGCTAGTATCTTTAATTAAATCTTTATAATATCCAGCAAATAATTCCAATGATTGGCCATTAGTAATAGTTTGTTGATTTCCAGATTGGTCTACAATACTTACAGATAGAGCGCCTGCTCCAGTTGATAAAGATGTTTGTACAGCACTAATTGAATCTGAAATACTTTTGACCTTTGTATAAAGATCAACTACGCTTCCATCACTAGCAAAAAAGCCGCTTGCAATATCTTCAGATTTATGAGCAAAATATTTATCACGAGTAGTGAATGCAGAACTTAAGTGAATATCTAAACCTTTTGCATTTAACTCAGATTGGAAATTTATTCTGGTTTCGTCGGCAAAGGCTTGTTGAGAAACAATAGTTGCGTCTTCAGCAGTTTCAATACCAGCTGGAAATTCTATTAAAATAGTATCAGACCAGTCAGATTCAACTGGAGAATCAGGCCAACCAGCTTCAGACAAACTTTTTATTCTGATTTCAATAACTTCGCCTTTTTTAATTGGAATATCTAATTGGTTTGCATTAACTTGATTTGGATCCGAAATATTTTCATCGGCCCATTCATAGAATCCAGTTAATGGATTTAATGTCTTAGTTCTAGCTTTTGATAAATATTCAGTCCATGGAGAAAATGCTCCAGTTACTCTATTACCAGCCGCATCAACAAATTCTAATTGATCAGCTGTTTTTGAATTACCAGTTTTACTTAGTGTACGATATGCTATTTTAAATTGAGCAACTTGTTGAACTCCATAAGCACTACTAAGCGGCTCTGGGATTGCCCAAAAACCTCTAACTCTATAGCTTGGATTAGTTATAAAACTTGGAGTTGATTTAATCGAAGTTGTAATATCTGAAATTAAACTCTGTTGAGTATTAGTTAGCGTTGCTCTTGTATCAGAAAATGTTGATAAATCTTTTTGTAACTTTAACCTTTGTGATTCATTTAAAGACGCATTTGTGTTTAAGTTAGCTCTAGCTGCCGAAATTTGAGTATCGATTTCTCTAATTTGAGCAACCGCTTGTTCCTTTGCTGAAATCTTTTGTTTGATGGCTAATGTATTATCGGCATCTTGAATATGTTGGTCAGTTTGAATAACTTTAAAATTATCTGCTGAAATTGCTACCCTATTTGGAATTTGGCCAAGCGAAGATGGAAGCTTTTTTTCTTTTGCATAACTTAGGAAAAGCATTCCAAAATCTGAAACATATGTTGTATAAAAATCAGTTAGTGATAATTGATTACCATTATTCATAGTAATATTCAATTCATTAGTAAATATTCCAAACCCTTTAGAGTATTGATCAGTTGTTATTGAAAGCCTATTACTAATTGGGCGTAAGAAAATCAGGTTTCTTTCATTATATCCTAAATTTACTTGAATAATTGATTCTTTAGTTAATTGAGGTTTTATTCTTAGCTCGGCAGCTCCTTTTTTTAAACCTGCTGTTCCAAAAATTAACGATAAAATTACGGTTTTTGAATTGGCATCAATTGTTTTAACTTTAAATTCTGAATTATCTGATGCAAGCAATATGTCTCCTTCAGCCAACAATTTGTCAACCGTAGTTGATCCTGAAATTGTTGAGTATCTTAGAGTATTTAATTTATATCTACGAATTGCATTACTTAGGGTTTGACCACCAATTAGTTCAGTTGAAGAATCTTCTAAAACCTGTAATATATCAAAGGTTCCTCTAACTGTATTTTTAGATGGAGGTAATTCAACCTCAGATTCATCTTCAAAATAGTCAATTATTCGAGTACCTAAATCTTTAATTACATCTGCATACACTAAATCATTTTTGCCTTTATATGTTGCATCAAAATAATCTAAATTAGCTTGAGTTTTACTTGTAATAATTAGTCGTTTAACCTCAAATTTATTAATATCTGAGTCAGCTGTAATTGTAGAAGTATCTACATTAATATAGAGTAATGGATTTAAAAATGATTCAAAAAACCAGTTTGTTTTATAATTAAAGTTTGCAGGTAACGTAACTCCAGAATTACTAACATTTTCTAAATCAGAAATAACTGCGGATATGTCTTTTAATTCAAAGGTTTTTAAATTACCTTCCGCATCTTTAACGCCAAATTGATTAGCATTGCCTGTTAATAAATCATTGAATTTTTGCTCTATGCTATTAACACGGCCGCTTAAGTAACCAAATGATGGTACTAGATACTTTGCGGTTGTCCCATCTTGTAAAGTTTGGTTAATTGTAACCGAGTCTGACTTGGTTGATAATATTAAAGAAAGTTTAAGTAAAAATTCTTGAAGATTATTAATATCGACACCGAGCTCAGCTAAGTAATCGCTTAATGATGATTTGTCTGCTGCCATTTAGTTATCTTATTATTTTATCTACGCTAAACGTTAAAGTTTTAGCATTTGTACATATAATATCAATAATAGTTGTACCAGTTCTTCCATATGTTGTAGGAAAATCTGCCGCATTTAATTGTGCAATTATTGTATTATAAGACGAAAGTGAATTTGTTATATTTTGTGAATCTGTTTTTACGGTAATTGTGTAAGTACTCGGAATGATTTGCGAATCACAAACAATTCTTAAGGTTTGACCTAATTTCCATGAATTTACAGAATCATCAATGAATAGAGTTAAATTTCTAGTAAGAGTAAATGGTATTGGATTACCTGAGCCGTTTAATTTAAGATGACGGATTTGGGTTCCACCAATTCCTAAGTTTACATATTTTTCTCCTTGTACATTAACGCTAAAATCAACTTCATTAATTACTGAATAGGTTTGAACGCCTGAGGCAAATACAATTTGGCCTGGGATAGTTTTATCTAAAACCATACCATATCCAGGTTTAAATGAATCGGTGTTATATTTTATCTGTAATGAAACCGTACCGCTTAATAGTTCATCAATTCTACTATTTACACTGTCAATTAACATCATTATTGAAGTAGCTTCAGCAAAAGCAGAAGTTGAGGCAGCAACGGTTGTTTCAAGATTACTAAGTCTAGTAGAAATACTAGTTAACGAAGTAGTATTTAGTAGCGCATCTTTTGCTAAATCAACATCGGTTTTTAAAGATTCAAGTTCAAGTAGTTTATCATTAAATTTGGTTTGTAATGATCGCATTTCCGTTAATACATCATAAAATAATTCTAGAGCAACTGTGCTATAGTCATTAACTGATTTTTCAACAGCTACGTCTTCAATTGATGTATCAAATTTTAAGTTTATCTTAAAAGCAAAAGCATTTCCATTTGTTTTATTAATGGTGTCTGGCTTATTCTTAGTTATCATTGGTATGATATGTTCACTACCGCTTTGAACTACTTTATTTAAGAAGTAAACTCCATACAAATTAGTTACAGTAACCGGTTCAGTACCAGCAACAGCGGTTGGTGATGGATCGTATACATCATAATAAACAAGAATTGCGTTAAACTCAAAATCGCTGTTTGTATAACTATCATTTAATTGAGCAAATGATTTAATATTTGTATTTTGTTGAGCTAATAAGTAATTTGATAAATTAAAGTCAATAGTCATACCATCATGAGTAGATCTGATATATTCAACTGATCTAGATGAGGCTGGGTAGTCTTTAAAAATTCTTTGACGTTTAGGCGCAGACGTTAGTACTCCACCATATGGTGTTCCAAAATATTCTGCTCTATCTGTATAATATGCATTTTGAACAGAGCGAGGTCCCCACCAAAATCCAGTAGAAATTGGCTGTACTGTTAGTGTATCTGAAATATAATTGTCAACTATATTTGCATCTAAATCGTAAAAAGCTTGTAAGCTCATTCCAGTAAATGGATGAGTATCATTATAGTGTCTGCCATTAAGATATTCAAGATCAAGTGGATCGCCTGGAGTATTTACAATAATCATATCAGGTCCGTAATTCTCATCAGGTTTTGACTGAAATAGCACAGTTGGAGTTGCACCTACGTTTGTTGGTACATGGATATACAATTCACTATAAGAATTATCTTTACTACGAACTGAGTTTACTACATCAATTTCGCCAATATATTTAACAACTCGGTCATACGTAGTTAAGGTTGGATCATACCAGTCTTCACTCCAACGGCTGTCACCGACTGGTAAAGTTTGAATAACTTCAGTAGTATTTGAATCTCTCCAACGAATTGCACCGGTTTCTTTTAACCATTTCCAAAATACTCTCTCAGATACATTTAATTTCTTTTCTCTTTTATAAGAAGTTTGGGAAATTAATAGACTTTCAAGATTAAGCGCATAGTTTTGAAAACTATTTGCTAGGTTTAAATTTTCATTATTTGATAGATTTGAAAATATTGGAGTTTCACCTTGTGCAAAAAACTGACTTTTATTATCAGTTGTCATAGAGGTTGGGATTCCAATTTCTGGAATACGCAATAGAGCAAATTTAGAAAATTTAAACTTATTTGTATTATTATTAAAGGTTAAACTTAAATCTTCAATAGAACTCTGGAATGTATAAAACATTCCTTTTTGAGTTTGTATTGGTTTTATTAGTGGTGCAACTGCCATAGGTATTTAGTTAAATTAGTTTACTAGTGTAATATTGTGTGATCCGGTAATAACAAATCTTGCATCGGTAACTGTTCCAATTGCTGGTAAATTTTGGAATTTAGTTAATGTAACTGATGCACCAAAGCTTAAAAATCCACCAAGATCTGGCTGTATTGAGGTATTATACATTTCAATATATTGATTAGCTAGTGCAAAGGTTACCGCATTTGCAGAGGTTGCAGCAGTTGAATGAGTTCCACCATTTATTAAAGCTTGAGTATTTGTTCCGTCAATATAACCTGGAGCAATACGAATATCTCCCCAGTTTGCCATTGGTACTGCAGTTACTCCGCCTGAATCTTTATAATCTTTAATTATGATAGTAAAACTTTGTCCTGGATTTGGGCGGTTTGCTGCATCTTCCATTAGGAATAAGTAAACTGGTTTTCCACTAGGACTTGCATCTCCAGCTCTAAGAGTAAGATAAATGAATTGATTACTTGACTTACTTAAAACTAGAGTCTTATGATAGTAGGTAGATTCAGCAGTTAATGTAATTACATTTGGAACCGCTTCTGTATCAGTACTTTGAGTAACTGCTTGGCCCAACAATAAAGTCTCTCCATAAAGTTGAGTTTTTGCAGGAGTTGCAGTACCTGGAGAACCTACATAGAAGCCGTCATCTGCAAATAGAGCAACATTTTGTAAATTAACTAATGACATACCTACTCCTAATTTCTTTACGGCCATTGCATTGCCGGTACCAGTCATATCAATTGATCCGCCAGCTTGAATAACTAGTCTATCAATTGAAAGTATTGATTTTCCAGTAGATTTAGTTAAACTTCCAATTACATTGGTTGAATCCATAAAGGAAATACTATTTCCTAAGATTACATTATTTGTTTTAACTTGGTTAAAGTAATTATCAACCCCAATGTATTTGTTTGTTAAATCAAATTCAAAAGTATTGATTAAGTCTTCAACTTTACCTTTAACGACAGCAACGTTAGCGTTAACGATTAGTCGCATATCAGAAATAAAGGTTGTTTCTAATAAAGGTGTTGTGTTTAGATTTAGGTTAGTAAATGCCATTTTTTAAGTAATTTTTTGTCTTTTTTATTTATTAAGCAAATCGACGGGAACCGTGTAATAGGTTGCGACGATTAAGCGTGCCTTCAAGGTATTTAGTATAGTCCTTTATTCCATTTGCGTGAATTGCATTAAAATTAGTGACTAGCGTATACTCGTTGTTATTAATATCAGTTACTTTTACATTTAGTGAATATTCTCCAGGATCTGAAAATCTCCAAATAAAGGTTGAAGTATTTTTAATTTGTACGACTTCTTTTCCAAATAGGCTTAGTGTCCAAATGCACTCCTTTTTAGATTCAATATTTGCAACTGCTGCAAATACTGGTTGGTGTAATGGAACAACCAGCCCATCTGGTCCAGTTTTTAAGTTGGAAAGACTAAATGTATTTTGGTCTAGGTTAGACGGTAAGAACCCAATAACAGTTGCAGTTGGATCAGTTGTTGACGAAAAACTAATATAGTTTCCAAATTGATTATTGATCCAATAGGCTGGTGTACCAGCAACTGCTTCGGTTGGGGTTAAATTAGCAATACTTTCAACATACTCAAATTTCCAGTCAGATACAGGAGTTCCAGTTAATGAACTATTAGAAAAGGTTATAAAAATTGAATTTATATCAGAAGGTTGAGTAACAATACCTTCAGCCCAATCCGCAGGCCTTGAAATACTTGAGGCTCTGACTTTTTTACCGACTATAAATTCCTGAGGACGAGTTAGCGGAAATGTTGCAGACGTAGGAAATGAGCTTGGGATAGTAAAGGATCGAGTTGAATAAGATGTTTCGCCAGTCTTTCTCAAACAATCGTCAAACGGTACACTTAAAAATAATAAATCCTCATCTATTTCTTTGGCAATTTGAGAAAGTTGTGAATTTAAGGTACTAACTAAAGTAGGTGAATATACTAATCTAGGATAACTAAATGTATATACATGTTCAGTAAATCTAGGAGATCCTTGATAAGTTAAGGCCAAAACTCGGTGTAGAGTCCTATCTTGTCTCTTTGCATGAGCATGAATATTTTCGTTTACCGCAACATATCTATATTCTTGAATATTTAAGTCGTCTGCCTCTGTGTTTAACTGATCAGCTAAATCATCAGCATCAGTATATGAACCCAGTGCATATGCTCCTAGCGTATCATCTGAATAGAAATTGATATGAGTTAACGTATGGCTTGGATATTCAGTGTTTAATTTAATTATAAATCCGTTTAATCGGTCAGCTGTATATGAAAAATCAGATAGTCTATTTAGAATTAGGTCTTGAAGCGTTGCATTTTGATAATCTCCAAGAGTGGGTTGGCCTTCTTGACTTGAGCCGGTTCCATATTGTAATTTAGCCGAATTTGCAGAATTTGTAACTAATTCAAATCCAATGCCAGGTGTAAATATCTCAGACTCAGTTTGTGGATTACCTACTCCAAAATTATTTGAATAGGTATTCCAATCTAAATAGTGTTGAGATAATCCTGAATTAAACGTATTTCCTTGAACTACATTTGCAAATGGTAAATAGAGTGGACTATCTCCAAGGTCGCCAATTGTTATATTATATAAGTCCTTAATTTGGTATTTTGGTTTATCTTGAACCTTCATAAATACTTCAATTATTGGCTCTTCCTTAAGTACCGTTGCATGCAAATAACTAACATTTTGACCTCCTTGTAAATCATAAACAGTTGATTGAATTAAGTAGTCTCCAATATACGGTAAAATATGAGGAATTTTAACTATATTTGCAAGTGCACTTCTCCAATTAAATACATAGCCTTGAGGACCAGTAATATTCCATTCAAGTTCATAACCGTTACGGTATCTGATATTGCCTATTGTAAAATGACCATCTGTAAAATCGCCAAATTTAGAGCCATCTAGATCAGATAACATAAAATCTGGAATATATGCTTCAAGTGTAATTGGGCAACCTACTTTTCCATCAATATCATCGCCAGTTACGGTTGGATTAGTTTGTCCGTGTAATTCAAAATCATATCGGTTTATATCATCATAATAATCAGCAATTGCCGTAATAAAATCTGGCATTTCTGAGATTGTGTATTTTTGCCTATTTTCGTATGGCACAATTGCAGTCTGATTAAATGTAATTTCAGGAAATTCTGAGGTTCCGTTAAGTTTAGGATACAGTGGTTTAATATCTCTAATTAATAGTAATTGAGATTTAGAGGATGGATGATTAATTACAGTATTATAGTCATCATTTATTTGTAATTCAGTAATTGATGCAGAATCTGACCAACTTCTAATATTAAATTTACTAAAATATATGAATTCTCCAATAACGTCCTTAATTACAACATTTATTGGTAGAATTTCAGTTTTTAATTTAGTTGAAAGTCGATTTAATTTATAAAATATTTCATCTACTGTAAAATCAGTGGTAAATTCAACTTCTGGAACTCCATCATCATCATAAACATCACTAGCAACTGAAAATTCGTAAACTAGTGCAAGAAATTCAGTCTTTTTAAACTTGCCACCTTTTTTAATTTGGCCATTTAAGTCAACTAGGTCTAACGAGTCAATTGAACCAACTGTAAGTAGGTCAGTAACATCAACCATTGCATATTTTCCATAATAGCCAGACTTTGTATCTTGATCTTGCCAATATTCCTTTACTCTAAGTACATCACGGTAGCCTAAAATATTAATAATATTAATAAGTCCTTTATACGTACCAACGTATGGATAAATTTGATCACGGTTTACTAATAGTTGCTTTCTGGCTTGGTTGATTTGGGTCCAATCAGGTAAACCTTCTTTTAGGTCATAATCTTTTAGTAAAAGAGCATCTTCTCTATTAAATTTGATTCCGAAATTGGCTAACCAAATTCTAAAACGTTCATCTTCATCTTCGCCTTCACCATAAAAGTAAATAGAGGCAATTAATGTCTTACTTGAACCAATTTCATAGTGAATATTTAAGATTCGATTATAACTAACCTCCTCAGATGGACAAAATCCTACATTTAACTGTAAAGGATACGCTAGATCCAGATCAACAAATCCGTCTGGCGAAAGATCATCATATGTTATATCAAGTCGAGTTTGTCTTTCTATGTAGGTTGGTGAGTCTGTGTGTGGATCCTCTTTTGCAATTGTAAATAAGAAAAAATTATCTGAGGATTCAGCAGTTTGCCAAGTAACTGTTAATTTGGAACCTGGTTCTAAAACTGGAAATTTATAAGTATCTCCAACTTTTTCAAGAATAAACAGGTTTGAAACATCATATAGTGCAGTTGATATTGGTAAAAAATAGTCAGAGCCTTCCCAAGCACCAGTATCGGCGTTTTGTGAAAAGTTATAAGATTCACCGTTTTTATCAAAAAATACTAAATTATTAATGTCCATGAGTTATTACCTAGCTCTTTACCTTTATTTATTAAGGGTATTAGTACTAGTGGATTTATAAATTGCTGGTAACATATTGGTTTATATTGTATAGATCTCACTTTCGCCAGAATGGCTTAATGATACAAATTCAACTTTTTCGCCTTTGCCTATATGTTTATAAATCTTCTTGTATTCTTTTGCATATCCATTCTTTGCAATTTGTGTAAAATAGGCAAATGCATTGTTTGATTTTTCTTCATTAAAGTTTCTCCAGTACCTAAGTAGATCTAATAGAGCTGACTGGATACAGTCTTCTTTGTCTAGCGGATTACTAAACCTTAATTTTAAAATTGCTCTATTTGCTAGAATTATAAAATAGTTAATTGCAATAGGGGATAATTCTCCAGCTGTGTGCTGATACCCGGTCACTTCATTAAGCATTCCATGCTTGCACCGGATAATTTCATTAGTGAAATCTCGGTTGTTAATGTAATACTTACTTTCTTTAGCCTTTGCCATTTGATTAGGATTCTTTTAGTGATGTGTAGATCTTAAGAACGGCTAAATATGAATCAATCATGTCCATAAATGGCGAACCTACTACGTCTTTTTTAATAATTTGATCATTATATTGAATTAAAACTTTGTGTAAACTACTGTCTTTTGCAAGAAGTGGGGTTTCCATAAACTGTTTGTAAACATCAATTTTACCAGCATTACCCTTTGCGCCAATTGCATTTTTAAGTTCGCCTGGTGAAAATATGAAAAGACTTTCTTGCTTATTATTTAATAAGTCATCTAGTACCTTTTTTCTAAGCATACCAGTTGACTGAGCTATATCTAATAGGGCATTACCTTGAGCTCCATACGCAATACCTTCGATTGAAATGATTCGATCTGGTTCAGGTTTAATAACTTCTTTTACTCGATTTATTAGGGTATCAACTAATAGTGAATAGTTTGCTAATTTAGCACGTTCTACACCAGAGTAAGTATCGTATTTAAAGTTCTTTGGGGGTAAAAATATAAATTCCAGACCAGGAAATTGAAGTTGAGTATCTTCAAGTAATTTTCGATGGGCTTTAGTAGTATTAGTATTAACGCACGCAATCCAGTGCAGACTTTTAAAGTCTTTGCAAATGCAGACAGCTGGAAACTGTATTGAAAAGTCTATACCTATTACTACCAAGGTTCATATTAATCATTTTAAATATTCTACTAAGAACTATTTTTTAGTTTTCTTTAAAACCTTTGTAAAATGTACTGTAGAATAAGGGTGTTGGGTGGGTGTAGCAACAGATACTCTGATACTTAGTCTACTTATTTTATTAATATAAAGAATTAAGTAAACTTTAGCCCTTAGCTTCTAATTAAAGGCTACTTTTTATCTTTATTAGTATAATTACCCTAACTTATAACACTAAAGTCATGTTCGATCCACATCAATTAGAAAAAATGCTGTTTTTTGATATAGAAACAGCCGGTACTGTCAATCATGCTGATTCTCTTTCACCTAAAATGCAAGAATTATGGTCAGCTAAAGCAGAAATCCTTAAAAATCAGTTAGGGGCTAAATACCCAGATAATAAAGACAAGTCAGATGAAGAACTTTTTCAAATGAAATCAGCTCTACATGCTGAATTTGGTAGAGTTGTTTGTGTTTCATTCGGCAAAATGAAATTTGTAGATGGCGCGCCAACTGCTCAAATTGTTTCCTATTCCGGAGATGACGAAGCTGAAATCTTACGTCAGTCATTTAAACTAATGTCAGCTCTTTCAAAAACCGGCGTAAAGATTGCTGGTCATAATGTTAAAAGATTTGATGTTCCATTCCTATGTAAACGTGCATTTATTCTCAATATCGAGCCAGCGACCCCTCTTCAAGTATGGGATAAAAAACCTTGGGAAACTTCAATTATTGATACTTCAGAACTTTGGTCATTTGGTGCATGGCAAGAAGGTTTCACATCTCTTGATCTGTTAGCGACTGTTCTTGGAATAGATTCCCCCAAAGATGCAATGAAAGGCGATCAAGTGCATGAGAATTATTGGGCCGGAAATGTTGAAGGAATTAAAGAATACTGCCAAAAAGACGTTATTACGCTAATTCAAGTGGCATTAAAGCTTTCTAACCTAAACCAAATTGAAAAATCGGATATAATAATAAAGTAAAATAATCAAATAACAAGTGAAACAAACTAAATTTAAAGCAGAAGCTAGACAGCATTTAGCAGCCGGTATTAATGCATTAGCAGATGCTGTAAAAGTTACGTTAGGGCCACGCGGCCGTAATGTAGTTATTGCTCGTGACAATGGCGTTGCAATAACAAAAGACGGAGTAACCGTTGCTCGTGAAGTTCAACTCGAAAATTATATGGAAGATGTTGGAGCCCAAATGGTAAAGCAAGTTGCAAACAAAGTTGCGCTAGAAGCAGGTGATGGTACAACTACTGCAACTGTCCTGGCCCATGCAATCTTTACTGAAGGTAATCGACTTGTAGAAATCGGCGCTCATCCAATGGACCTTAAGAAAGGTATTGAAATCGGTATGAAAGCAATTATTGAGAACCTAAAATCTCAAAGTATACCAGTTGAAGATTTTGAAAAAATCAAACAGGTAGCAACTATTTCAGCAAATAATGACGAGGAAATTGGCGAAATTATTGCAGATGCAATGAAAGTAGTTGGATTTGACGGGATTATTACAGCAGGCGAAAGTAAAACTGGCGAAACCTTTGTTGAAATCGTTGAAGGTATGTTATTTGGAAATGGCTACTTATCTCCATATTTCATAAATAACCAAGAGAAGAATACAGTTGAATTTGAAAAACCCATTATCTTATTGTACGATGGTAAAATTTCAAATCTTGCAGACTTAATTCAATATTTGGAATTCTCAAATAAACAGCGCCGTCCACTACTTATTATTAGTGATAGCGTTGATGGAGAAGCCCTAAATACAATGTTGGTTAATAAATTACAGGGTACCCTACGAGTAGCTGCAGTTAGAGCTCCAGGTTTTGGAGAAAATCGCCGTGCTAAATTACAGGATATTGCAACCTTAACTGGTGGAACTCTTGTTTCTGAAATGGATGGAGTTACTCTTAAAGAAAGTATTGCTGCCAATTACGTTGGAAGTTGCGATAAAGTAACAATTACGTCTGATACAACCACAATTATTGGAGGTCATGGAGACGCAGCAGCAATTGCAATATTAACTACTGATTTAAAACAGCAAATTGAAGCTTGCGAAAGTGAATCGCCAAAGATTTTACTAAAAGAACGTCTTTCTAAATTTGAAGGCGGTGTTGCAATTATTAAAATTGGAGCTACTTCTGAAATTGAAGCTCGCGAAAAATCTGACCGTATTGATGATGCGCTTGGAGCAACTCGTTCTGCAATCGCAGAAGGTATTGTTGTAGGTGGAGGTCTTGCCCTACTTAAAGCAATTGATCAAATTACAATTCATTCGCCTAACCGCGATATTGAATTGGGAATTGAAATAATTAAAAAAGCCTGTGCTCAACCATTTAAAACAATCCTTGAAAATGCTGGAGTTAATCCGGATATTGTTTGGGACAAAATTAAAAATGGAGCTCCTGGTTACAATGCAAAAACTGAAGAGTATGTAGATATGTTTGAGGCTGGAATTATTGACCCAGTTAAAGTTACTCGTACTGCTCTAGAAAATGCAGTTTCAATTGCCGGCTTATTAATCACAACTGATTGCCTAATGGTACAAATTCCACAAGACAAACTACCTATCTAATAATTTTAAATTACAATTACAGATCGGCGCTTGTTGAGTAACCCTCACAAGCGCTGTTCTATTTAGAGAGAATGATAGATAAAATAAAGAACCTAATTCATTGAACGTCACATTTAAAAGCCTAATTAATGATATTAAGTGCGGAAAGCTTGCATCGCCTGTTTTTACTGATGCTGACCTAGCTAATGTAAAAGCCTGTTTACCTGAACCAGTTGCCCCAGTTGCAAAAGAGGTTAAAATTCCAATGCCAGCAGATAATGGCAATTGTATTAACCAAGGAGTTGAAGACGTGAAGGCTATTTTAATTAATCAAATGGCAAAGCAGGCAACTACTATTGAAATTGCCGTAGTTAAAGGTCGAGTACAAGAAGCACTTGACCATTATACAGTTATTTCAGAGTATTACAAAGAACGACTAGACTTTTTTAATTCTACAATATCTAACGTTGAACCATTAACTTCCCAATTCTTATATTGGACTGATGAATATACCCGAACACTAGCTATTGAAAATCAAATTTGGAATGAGTATATTAATAACTATAACAATTATGGTAATTATTATTATGCATTTAGTATAATTCGTAATTTAAGTGACTCAACCTTTAAAACATTTACAACATATGATTCGAATAAGATATTAACATATCTTATTTCAGAAGACGCCTATAATATTCTAATAAGTGGTTCAGCTTATAAACTATATTATGAAGCTCGTAAAAATAGAATTGTTGCAGAAGAAAATCAAAGTGTTGCTAAACAAGGAGCAACCAATGCTCTATCCGAAAAAATTAGCTCACTACCTCCACTTGGATCTGCATCGACTACTTCTCAAACCCTCAGTTCTTTATGTAAAAAAATAAGCGGCCAATTTATTCCATATTTTGATAATGATCAAATTACTGCTAGTATTAATATTCCTGCATTTACAGCAGCCTTTGGAGTTAGATTAATTGATTTAGATATAACTACGATAAATGTACCGCAAATAAAACAAGATGGCAGTTCTGAATCAATTGATCGATATATTCCAGTTAAAGAAAATACGCATTTAACTAATAAACCATTTAACAATACTCTTGCAACATTTTGTTCAAGTATCCCAATTGATTCTGTAAATTCCAATCCATTTTCAAATTATGACTATATTCCTGGAGCACTATATAATAAAGTATCAAACGGTTATCCTGGACTATATCGTAAATTTGCAAATCCAATTCAATATTTTTATACATTAGCAGAAAGGGGTCTTTCAGTTGATCCAAATAAAATTGACCCAATTTTTAAAGGAATTGAAAATGCACCTGTTTCAATAAAGGAAGGAGATACTCAATTTTATATTAAAAGCCAAGCGGCCTATGAAAAATTTTATGAAAAACTAAACTCAACCCTTGAAATAAAAAAGAAGACAGAAATTGAAAAGGTTTTCCCAAATCAAATAAAACCAACAGTTGATCAATTAAAAGTTATTGCAAAAAGAGAAGTTGCGGATTTTTTTAGAAGAACTACTGATGTTCAGCTTAAATTAGCTAGGCCTACTTCGTATAGAGCTCAAACTTCCAGCATTTATTCAAATGGAAATTTTAAATACAGTCCAGTTGATTCAGTTTTACCAGAAAAATTAGCCTATTATACTAAAGCCTATTCTGAAATACTTGAAAAAATAAAAGAGTGTAATACTGAAATTGGATTATTAGAGGTAAAGATAAAGGAAAATTCAATGGATCCAGATGTTCTAGCAAAAAGAATTGCGGATGTTGCATGTTTTAAGGGGCCATCAGCAATCACGATTCCAACTAAAGACTGTGAAGCCGAAACACTGAAAAAACTTGGACAAGATCCACTATTCATTAGAACGCTAGGCGGAAATGATGCAAGTTTACCAGATATGACAAATAGTTGTTATTGGAGAGAATTTACAAAATCATTAAATAAAGTAAGCCTTTTACCTATTCCTGACTTAACTGCTCCATTATTTAGATATTATCCAATTAACAATATTATTCCAACCCCATTAGGTATTGCATTAATACCAATACCTCAAAAATGGAGAACCTTATTTACACTATCTACCCCAGTTGGCACACTTGTTACTTTCCTAACAATGCCAATTGCAATAGTTGGAATACCATTACCTAGCATTTATATCCTATATTTTGCACCAGACGGTAATAAGTATATGTTACTTGCTCCCAATATTCCATTAGTATACATGACGCCTACTTCGATAAAATATGGATTTGAAATTGATCAAACTGCTGCCTCTGAAAATCCACTAGGCCTTGACCCAGCTAATCCATTTAAGGGGCAATTAATTAAAGGTTCATTAGTTAATCCATTAGCTATTTCTGGAAATGCATCAAAAGCGGTTAGGCTTACTGCACTTGCTGCAACTTTAGCACTTGGCAAAAATCCTAATATTACAACAAGGGACGGAACCCCAATTGGTGAAGTTGATCCAATTACTTATATAGCATCATACGCTGGCGAGTTAGAAAAAATGATGAACTTTCTAGATTTAGATTTGTCAAATGATTTTGATAAACAAATTGCAGATTTTAAAAGAAGTATGAATCTTCAATTTAATAAATTAGGAGAAATTCAACTAACTGCAGTTACTAAACTAAAGGATAAAACCAGAAAGGACCGTGAGTCCCAAGTAATGGGTGCCGAGGGTGAATCAGACTTAAAAAAGAAGCGTGAATCTAAAAAAGCGGCAAGGTCATTAGACCCAATTACCTTATCTTCTAAAATCTCAGGAGTATTGGATGATTTTGATAAATATATTGATAAAATCAAATTAGGAACAATTTCCTTTCCTGATAGCCCAACTAAACTTAACCCAAAATTACCATCTGCGATTAGTGGATTACAACCAACTATTGAAAAAGCCGCAAAGGGTTTATTAGGTGCAGATATTGACGCCACTAATTTTATTGCAAAAATAAAAAGAATGGCCTCTCAAGTTGATCCAACTAAATTAAAGAGTAAGAAATCTTTTAACTTAAATAAAGCAGATGACGTTAGAGAATTTAAAAAAGCAATCAAAGAATATTCAAATAAAGCATTAGATTATTTACAAGGAAATGCAAATCCAGCAGATGAAGATATTGATCCAAACTTAAGTGATGTTGAGAAAGGTAAGATTAAAAAAGCTGCAAAATTAAGAAAAGAACGTCTTCAAAAAGCCTTGACATTTACTACACTTTCAGTTGCTGCTCCTAATTTAAAACTATTTGATCCAGCTGCTCCGTGCTGCCCAGCGGCTCAACCTCCACTTGAGGTAGTTTCACCACAAGTTCTTGCCGCTCTTGGAGTTTTTAATGCACTACTTGATGCTCTTTTATCCGGCTTAACTATTGATGTATTAAAAAGTTTATTAGGAGAGTCTCTTGAAGAAATTGGAATTTCTGCTGTGACCACCTTATTTAATTCATTGCTTGGATTACTTCCACCAATTATTTTACCGGAAAAACCAGACATTGTATCAATTTCACAAGCAATAATATTACCAGTATTAACTGCATTAACTGTTCCACAATCTCCAAATCCGTTAGGTGTACCGTTTCCAATTCAAATAGTAATACCATTAGATATTGTAATTAAACCGTTACTTAAATTAGCAATTGCATACTTACTTGAATTAATACTTAGGATGTTATCTGATGCTGGTGATATGTTAACTGCCAATCAAGGACCAAACTCAAGTTCGCTAAAAGAGATTCTTAGACAGATTCCATGTGGAAATTCTGAATTTGCAAAAGTTTCTACTACTACATCTTCAAAATATGTTTCAATAACATTGCCTAATGGATTTAATATAAAGCTTCCAAAAATTCCAATGTTACCGCTTGATATTGTTAGTTATTTTGCACTACTTACCTCAACTGACCTAGTTGAATTAATTAAAGGCCTATTAAATACTGCAATTGATGGAATTTTAGAACCATTAAAAACAATAGTTGGCCCAATTTTATCACTAACTAAAAGTTTAAAAGATTTAAGTTTTACCGTAGTTGATTCAGCCAATCCATATATTCTTCCAATTAAATTAGCAATAATGGCAATTCAGTTAAAAATACCAAATTCAAGTAAACTTAAATTAGCAAATTTAGATGCAATTAATTTATTAAAAGCTGCATATATTCCAGTTATTACTTTTGCTGAGCCAGTAGTTAAAGAATTAGCATATTTAGTTTCAATACTTGCATGTTCGTTTGGTAATAAGCCAGGAGTTCAAGTTGCTAGGATTGCGTCAAGCCCATTTTTTAATCAAGATGACCTTCCACCATGGGAAAGACTAACTCATAAAAATCCATTATTTGCAATATTCTTAGATGAACTTGCATGGAGAGGAAGTATAACTTCAACTGGTACTCTACTGTTCCAATCAAAAATGCCAGGACTCTATCCGACCGCATGGTCACCTAGTATTTTTATTGACCCAGGAATGCATACTTCATAAAACTACTGACTTTTTTTATGTATAATTAAATAGCAACGTTTAAACAATAACATATGCAAAAAGACAACACCCGAGAATTAATTGATTTTGAACAACTATTCAGTCAAGGGAATTCTAAATTTAATCGAACCATTAAATTGACACCAGAAGATCAACGTTCTGGTCTTAAAATTTTCTGTAAAGAGCCCTATGCTCAAGAATTGTATGACATGTACTTTTCATCAAATTCAAAAACCTCATTTGTACCATCAAATAAAGATTTTGAACTCGGTAAGGTCTGTACGGTTACTGCTAAGAAAATTGACTTTGATGAGAAAATGATTGAAGTTCAAGATAATGCATCTTTATCTACAATCTTTGTTCCATTTAGAGAATTTAGCTCCGAACCTTCATTATTAGTACACAATGAAGTTAATCACAGTTTTAAAGTTATTATTTACAAAAATGATAATGGCGATTTCTTAGGTTCAGAAAAACGTTGTGCTGCTCTTTCTCATCGTGAAGATTTAGAAGACTATTTAAAAACAGAAAAATGGTTCTATGTCAAAGTTACTAACCTTGTTAAAGGCGGATACCTTGCACTCTATAAAGGAACAGTTAAATGCTTTTTACCAGGTTCGCATGCTGCCGCTAACGTAATTAGAGACTTTAATGAATATTTGAATAAAGAAATTCCAGTAATGATTGAGAATTACGATTCAACTAATGATCTATTCATCGTTTCATATAAGAAATATATTAAACAGACGTTACCTCAAAAAGTACATGAACTTAATATTGGAGAAAAATACACAGGTATTTTAACCAATAAGCCATATGACTTTGGAATGTTTGTTGAATTCCAAAACTATTTTACCGGACTACTTCATAAAACTGAATTTGAAAATTATGAAGAGGTTAGTAAACAATATCGTTCTGGAGATACTATTGAATTTTATGTTAAGGACGTTATAATTAAAAAAGGCGAACCTCGTATAATCCTAACCGATTCATATGATAAAATTGGTCAAGAACAACTTCAATGGCAAGATCTTAAAAACAAAATTGAAGGCCAAACTTTAACCTATTCATTAGACAAATCTGATTTCTCAATTACCATCATAATGCCGGACGGCGAAAATACTTTTAAGAGTGATGTAAATCACCTAAAAGGTAGAACTAAAATTTCAGACTCAGGTCAAATAAAAGTTCACAAAGTTGATGCAATTCGTAAACAATTAAGATACGATTTTATCCAATAGTTAACCCTACCTCAGTAAACCGCTGGGGTAGAGTTGTCTTTTTTCAATAGATTAACTTAAAAATAAACAATAAAAATGATAGACAATTCAGTATTAGAAACAGAAACCGAGGTTAAAATGACGTATACCCGAGAAGAAGCAAATGCGTCATCATTAGAGTATTTTAATGGAGATGATTTAGCAGCCAGTGTATGGATTAACAAATACGCATTAAAAGATTCAGACGGTAATCTTTACGAAAAGAATCCAGAAATGATGCATCGTCGAATTGCATCAGAATTAGCAAGAGTTGAAAAGAAATATAAAAATCCATTAAGCGAAGAATATATCTTTTCACTATTAGACAAGTTTAAATATATTATTCCACAAGGTTCACCAATGAGCGGTATTGGAAATAATAATCAAACAGTATCATTGTCTAACTGTTTTGTTATTGGCGTTAATGGATCATCTGACTCATATGGTGCAATCTTAAAAGTAGATCAAGAGCAAGTTCAATTAATGAAACGCCGTGGAGGTGTAGGTCATGATTTATCTGATATTCGACCTGCAGGTTTGCCAGTTAAGAATTCAGCCCTAACTTCTACTGGTATTATTCCATTTATGGAAAGATATTCAAACTCAACGCGTGAAGTTGCTCAAGGTGGCCGTCGTGGAGCATTAATGTTATCATGCTCAGTTAGACACCCAGAAGCAGAAGCATTTGTTGATGCTAAACTTGATAGTACTAAAGTTACTGGTGCAAATATCTCTCTTAAAATGCACGATGATTTTATGAAAGCGGTTAAAGCAGGTAAACCGTATACTCAGCAATATCCAATTTTTTCTGACTCTCCAAAAGTAACCAAAGTAATTGATCCAAAACTTCTGTGGAATAAAGTTATTCATAATGCTTGGAAATCAGCAGAGCCAGGAATTCTTTATTGGGATCAAATAATTAGAGAATCATTTGCTGACCGTTATGCTGATTTAGGATATAAAACAGTTTCAACTAATCCATGTGGAGAAATTCCATTATGTCCAGACGATTCATGTAGATTATTAGCAATTAACCTATATTCATATGTAGTTAATCCATTTACTAAAAATGCAAAATTTGATTTTGACTTATTTAAAGAACACGCTCAAATTGCACTACGTATGATGGATGATATTATTGATCTTGAAATTGAAAAAATTGATACAATTATTTCTAAAATTGACAGTGATCCTGAATCTACTGACGTTAAACGTACTGAACTTGAACTATGGCTTCGTATTCGAACCAAATGTATGGAAGGCCGCCGTACTGGTGTCGGTATTACTGCTGAAGGCGATATGCTTGCAGCATTAGGTTTACGTTATGGAACTAAAAAAGCAACTGACTTTGCAGTTGAAGTTGCTAGAACTTATGCACTTGAAGTTTTTCGTTCATCTAATACCCTAGCAAAAGAGCGTGGAGCATTTAAAATATGGGACGCAGCTAGAGAAGAAGGCCATCCATTCCTAGAAAGAATTAAAGAATACGATGCTGAACTATATTCAGATCTTATGAAATACGGCAGACGTAATATTGCGCTATTGACAATTGCACCAACTGGTACAGTTTCGTTAATGTCTCAAACTACTTCAGGTATTGAGCCTGCCTTTATGGTATCTTATAAACGCCGAAAGAAAATTAATCCAAATGATAAAAATTCCAAATCTGACTTTATTGATTCAGTTGGGGATCATTGGGAAGAATATCACGTATTTCATCACGGCTTTAAAAAATGGATTGAGATTGAAGGATACAAATACATTCCAAATGGTGAATCAGACATTATCGAAAAGCTCTCAGATGACACCATACAGTTACTAACTGAAAAGTCTCCATACCATAAAGCAATGGCAAATGATGTTGACTGGGTAGAAAAAGTTAGAATGCAAGGAAAGATTCAACAATGGGTTGACCATTCAATTTCGGTTACCGTGAATCTTCCAGAACACGTTACTGAAGAATTGGTTAATCAAGTTTATATGACTGCTTGGGAAGAAGGCTGTAAAGGCTGTACCATTTATCGAGACGGTTCTAGATCCGGTGTATTAGTTTCAAAGGACGATAAGAAAAAACAGGAATTATTTAGCGATTCACAGGCTCCAAAAAGACCACTATCATTAGAAGGTTCAGTTACTACCTTTATGAATAGCGGAGAACGTTGGGTTGGACTTATTGGACTTCTAAACGGGAAACCATATGAGGTATTTACTGGTCAACATGAAAATTTTCCAATTCCAACTTATGTTGAAACCGTTAAAATTGTTAGAACTAAAAAAGAAGGAAAATCTTCATATGACGTAGTCTATGTTGATAAACTTGGAGAAACAATTAAAATCCCTAACTTAAATCATGCATTTGACGAAAAGTATCATGATATGGCAAAAACTATCTCTGCTGTATTACGACATGGCATGCCATTACCATATGTTATTGAATTATTGGATTCTTTAAACCTAGACGGTGACCTAATTACTACCTGGAAAGCTGGAGTTAAACGAATGCTTAAAAAGTTTGTAAAAGACGGCACTACTGTTTCTGGCAAAACCTGTAAATCTTGTGGATCAGATGCACTTGTTTATACAGAAGGTTGCCTATCTTGTAAGAACTGCGGTGATTCTAAGTGCGGTTAATCTACAGTAACTACTGAATATGAAAAGGGAGGCAGTTGTCTCCCTTTTTTTGTATAAATAACCATAACAATTACTATATTTATGGAAATCCTAAACTTTAACCAATTTAAGCTATTATTAGAAGCAGATGAACCTACTCCTATTCCACCACCAGTTGAGCCACCTTCGTCTACTGAGACTGAGGCTGCTCCATTGCCTGATGAAAATGCACCAGCTCCAGTAAGTTCACCGGATCCAACAACATCAATGACGCCACCTTCAACTGATCCATTTGCAACTGCTGAATTACCACCAGACCCAAATGCACCAGCTCCAACCGCTGGTCAAACTGGCGATATTAATATTGTATTGGTAGATGATGATAAAAAATGGCATTCTAACTATACTGGAGGCGGAGGAGTTAAACGTTATAAAGAATATCAACTTAAGCAAGCTGATTTAGATAAATGGATCACCGATAGCCAATTAGATTCAAAGAAAACTGATATAGTTGATGCCCTTAGGGGTAAAGGATTTTTAGATAAAGAAGTTTATGATAAACTAAAATCTGCAATGGCTGCTAAAAAACTAGGTATTGACAAAGGTGATATTGATATAGAGTTTGATTCTAAATTATCACCTTCAACCAATAAATTAGACGTAAATTTTATTAAATCTAAAAAATGATAAAAAGGTTTTCGCAATTTATATTTGAATCAAAATATGATTCACTTGCCTCAGTTTTTGCTAAAGACTTATTTGGTGTAATTAAGAAAACTGCTGGTTCCAAGCTTGGTAAAGAAATATCTAAAGAATTTGAATATGATAATCCACTTGAATTTACTCTATCAATTAAACTAGCTAGAGTTAAAGAATTTGAGCCAGCTAAATCTAAATATTTTAGTAGACTTCCTTGGGAGGTAATTAATTTTGAAAATAAAGGTTTTGCAATAGATGCAAATTCATTTATCCCAAAGGAAAACGAGCCTGAATCACCTGAAATTGAAATAATTCTCTATATTAGCCCAGAGGCAGAGCCTCAATGTTATCCGGAATTAAATTATAAGTTAATTGACAATATACGACATGAACTTGAGCACCTTTTACAAAAAGGCATAAATAAAAAGACTGGACATATTGTTAATACCCCAAAAGCAGTCAGAACCCGTGCTCAAAATAATTATAACTACTTTTTATTATCTGACGAAATTCCAGCAATGGTTGCCGGTATGTATGCATCAGCTAAAAAGAAGCGAATACCTCTTGACCAGGAATTTACAGAATATTTACAGCCATTCATTGAGACTAATGTAATTTCTCAATCTGAAGCTGACAAGGTTATGAAAACTTGGATAGATTTTGCTAAAAAAGTATACCCAGTAGCTAAATTTTCAAACAAATATCACTAATATTTAAAACCGGGTGGATTTCTCAAATATAAGATACAAAAAATATTTGAAATTATGACAACACCTACATGGTTAACATCGCTAAAGGAACAAGTTTCTCAATTAGAAGCAGAAGCTGGAAAATTCTACGAAAAAGGAAATAAATCAGCTGGAACTAGAACTCGTAAAGTTCTTCAAGACATTAAAGCTCTTTGTCAAGAAGGCCGAACTCACGTTCAAGAATCTAAAGTTGATACTAAAGCCTAATTTTTATTAGACAAAAAGTTCACATTTAAGGACGGGTTTTACAACTCGTCCTTTTTTTTTCAAAACTCTTCACATTTCTTTAGTACAATTCTATTAAATTATTAAACATTATAAACAATATGGAAGATCTATTCAATCTTAATCTCGATGATTTCTCAGGTAAATCATCATCCGCTGGTCGCAAAGTCGACGACAACATGTACAATCCCGGTCCAGACCAAGGTCAAAACGGTATTTACAAATCAGTTATTCGTTTTATCCCTTGGGTAACCGATCCAACTAAGAGCCGCTATAAAAAATATGCAGCTAAATTAATAAACCCTTTAACCAACGAAAAGTTGTATGTAGATTGTCCATCAACGACAGGAGCATCATCAATTCTTTGGACGCTTGATCTTGAATTAAAGCGATTAAAAAATGAAGAGCCTACTATTGTTGAAGAGATTCAAAAGTATTTTAATCGTTACTACAATTACTATTCTTGCGTTTATATCAAGAAGGATCCACAATTTCCTACAATGGAAGGTAAAATCAAAATATATTCGTATGGATATACAATTGATAACCTAATCCAACAAGAAATTAATCCTGAGCAGGAATTAGTTACTACTCAAAAAATCAATCCATTCTCACTTACTACTGGTAAAGATTTTGTTTTGGTTATTAAGCGTAAGACTAAAGCATGGAGAGATTTTAGTGCTAGTAAATTCATGAATGAAGTTAGCCCATTAATTATCTCAACTCAAGGTAAAGAAATTCCAGTTTCTACTGAACCTAAGGTTATGCAGTTTGTAAGTGAATACTTTAAAAAGAATTCACCAGATATGAGTCAATATTTCTTAAAGGAATGGACTGATGTTGAATACGAAAAAGTTGCTGACTATATTAAAGCAATTATTCCTTACAAACAAATCATTGACAATTTAGTTGCAAATACTAAAGATGAAAGAATGAAAAAACATTTTAAATTATCTGCGCCAGTGGCTAGAACACAAGCACCACTTGGAGAAGATATTGAATTCACTCCAGCTCCAGCAGTAAAAAATGTAAGTTCATCAATTAATTTAGATGATGACTTTGAAATCTCTGCTCCAGCACCTGAAGTTAAACCTACCGCTAAAGCAGCTGCCCCAAAAGCAGATGATTTAGACGATTTATTTGCATCTTTATAAAAAATAATTAAACTACAAAATGGCAAAATCAAAAACACCACCAGTAGTTGAAGCTCCTCAGGTTGACGCAAATCAACCTGAGGCTGCTCCAATAGCTACTCTACTTTCTTCAATTAGTTATAGTAATCTTGAAGATTATGAAAACTTTTTGGTAAATTTAACTCCAGAACATGCAGTACTTATTCTAATAGCCTCAGCTAATCATTGCCAAGCTAAAGGAATATTTACACTAGAAGAATCTGAGCTTATTGTAAAAGCAATAAAGAAACTACAAGTTCCTAAACAACCCACTAATTAAAATAAAATGAATCTAATCATAGACGGAAATGCTTTTTTAAACGTGGCAGTAAGTATTGTTAAAAACATTCTTGCAAACGATAAGAGAATTGGTGAAAAGTATTACGTTGCTGATTTATTAAACGATGATAAATTTATTCTTAAACAGGGTAGTAAAGATTCGTTTAAATCATTTTCAACAAATTATTTTGGAAGTATTCTTGCTCCATTTAAAGAAAATATCCAATCTGTATTTTTTGTATTTGACTCTAAGAGTTGGAGAAAAAAATATATTAAGGAGCATTTTGAAACACATGGAGAAGGAGACTTTAATTATAAAGGTCAAAGAAAATATGATGACAAAATTTATCTATTTTTTGAATACTTTCAAAATGAAATACTCAATATAATCTCAGATGAATATGGAGTTGTAGTCAATCGAGTACCTGGAGCAGAAGGCGATGACTTAATTGCTTACATTTGCGAAAATCTAAATGAGGACATTTGTATATGGTCGGTAGATAAAGACCTAACTCAATTACTTGAAAGTAATAAGCGTAAAGTTATCTTAATTATGCCAAAGCAAATGACCAAGTATAAAAAGATCTATACTACTGCTGATTTTGGTAAAGACGAAACTCCAGCAGAAGTTAATCTATTTGATTTTGATATTGAGGCAATTGACAACTCAGCTGTTATTAATATAATAAATGACTTAACTCAAAAAGACTACCAGCACTTAACTATTGATCCAACCCTAGATATTTTAACAAAGTGTTTAGCTGGTGATAGTTCAGATAATATTCCAAGAGTTCATCCAAAAATGACTGCTTCTAAAGTATCTAAAATAATAGAGTACGTTAGAGAATCATATGAGTGGTCTGATGTTAAAGACCTAATCGATTCAGGTGATTCTGGGTTCCTTGATGTAATGCGTGAAATAACATGTGATACTCTAAAGATAAAGGAACCTGGTGAATGGCAGACGATCGAGAATAACATCCATCGTAATAAGACATTAGTAAGATTAAGTACAAAGCTTTTTCCAACTGATGTATTGGATGCAATAAAAGCAAGCGTGGACTTAACCGTGCGCCGTAAATTCAATTATTACAAATTTAAAAAAAATTATAAATACTAATGAGCATTGATATAACAAAAGGCTTTATGCCACTATTTGAAAGACTTCTAATTTTACCAGATACAGTAGAGAAAAAAACTGAAACTGGTATTATTTTATCAGTTGATGCACGCAAGCGCCCAAATACAGGAACAGTAATTGCAGTTGGCCACTCTGTTCCAGATAATTCAAAATGTCCAGTTAAAGCTGGAGATAAAGTTTTATATCAAAGATATTCAGGGCTTGATGTAACTTGGGATGGTATCGGATATCATTTGGTAATAGCTAACGATCTTTTAGCCATAATAAATAAAGATCAAGATACACAATTTGAACTTAAAGAAAATGCTTAAAAAATTTAAACAATTTATCTTTGAAAAAAGAGGCGGAAAATACACAATTTTCTGTGATTTAGACGGTGTCCTAGTAGACTTTAACCGAGGCTTTACTGAAATTTCAGAAAATCCTGAAAAACTTTCACCACATGCATATGAAGAGCTCCACGGTAAAAATTCAATTTGGCCAATCCTAGATAAATTAGGAGAAGATTTTTGGGCAGATTTACCTTGGACGCAAGACGGTAGAGAATTATGGGACTATTTAAAACAATATGATCCAATTATCCTATCTGCTCCGAGTAGAAGTGCTGAATGTTTAGCAGGTAAAGCAAAATGGATTAAACTACATCTGCATATTGATGAAGAACCTGTTACTAAACCTGAAGATTTTACAAGTAAAACCAGAATAATTTTAGATCAAGACAAATGGAAATATGCCAGAGATAAATTTGACATTTTAATTGATGATTTTGATACTAAGCTAAATAAATGGACTGACGCTGGCGGAACTGGTATTTTACATAATGACTCAACCGACTCAATTAGAGTTCTTGAAGGTATTATGGAACCTGAAGACTAAGTTCTTGGACTTAAACCAAGTGGTGGAATCTGACATATCCTGTCGGCCCTAAACAAAAAAGGACCTCAATTGAGGTCCTTTTTATTTGTATTAAACTTTTTAATTAATCAGCAAAATAGTCACTAGGTCCGTGAGGTTTACCACCACTTGGTTTACTCATACTGTGACTCATATTTGACATACTGTCAATAGCGGTTTTAGCGCTACTGTGACTATCATAATCTTTCCACATTGTACCTTTACCGAATAAAGATTCACAATCTTCATATTCACTACCGTCTGCTTTCATCTTAGGTGTTTTAGCAAATATTCTAAAGGAATCACCTACTGGTTTTACCATATATTGAACATCGTCATTAAAATTTTCAAATAGAGATATGTATCTTTTCATAGTTTTTGTATTTTGTTAATTAGAATGAAGGCGTAAATCCAGTAGAAGCAGAAGCTAATTGGCCTCCAGCTCTTGTGATTGTAATACGGTTGATGAACTTTTGAATACCTCTTGGGAAATCAACAATAATATCAATTACACCAGCGTTATTTTCAAGAACCTCAGAACCATTATTTGAATCATCAAATATTACATCAAATGTTGCAATACCTCTAGCGTCTTGAACTGCTTCTAAGTAGTTTTTAACTAATGTTTTAACTCTTAGTCTAGTAGTTGGATCGTTAAATTCAAATAGGTAATTCAATAAGATTCTTTCAATATCTTTTTCAATTGTTACCAATGCCTCTCTAACGTGGATGTTATTAAGTGCAGATTTTACTCTTTGATAACCTGTGTTATTTGAGAAAATCATTACTCCGAAACCTCTACGTCTAACGATCATATTAAAACCTACTGGTTCTAAATAATCTCTATCGTCATTAGTTAAATCATATTCTAGTCCAGTTACTTCTGGCTCAGTAATAATACCGCGCTTACCTGCAACAATTGAGAAAGTATTTCCGCCTGTATATTTTTTCATATATGTATTTGCAATATATGCAGCAGGTGGAATTGATTTACTTCGACCGTTGTCAAATATTACTAAGTTAGGCATAAAGTATGCAGCGTAAGATGCAATTGCAATACCATTCTTATCTCCACTTGCAAATCCAAATGTAAATTGAGGATTTGAAGATAGATTACCACCGGTTGAAATATACTCAGTTGATACTAAGTTAGTATTAAAATCAATAAAGCTTGGGTCGATTGATTTTTCATATTGAGCAAAAGATGGAGCATTACAGATAGCTAGTGCTTTTCCGTGATTTGCTGCAAGTTGTGCAAGTTGCTGTTTAGAAGCAGGTGCAATTTGACCTTCAAATGAATCGATAATATATCGGAAATTTAAGGTCTCATTATCTGCAATAGTTGATGCAATATTAGTATTCTCAAACATATAATCAAGGATCTTATCTTGACGAGCAGAGGTTCCATTAGGATATAAACCAACTTCATCAAGTGATATTGCAGGTACATAAAAACCTCTAAGGTCCGTTACATAATTTTTAATTCCTTTATACGTTTTTAATATTGAACCAGTAAGATCAATACCAGTTATATTTGCATCTAGTGGAGAATCTACTGTGATTGTATACTCTAACGTATTAGTAGGAGCTCCTATATAAGTAACACTTACTTTTTTTGCATAAACAGTTTTAATCCTTAATAAACGTTCACGAATAACTGGGTCACCGTCACCGTCTGTAAGTATTCCAGCTTTAATATATTGACCAGTTTTAATAAAGTTTTCAATTTTACTTCTCTTAACTGCATCATATACTGCATTTCCATTTGCTATTTCTTTCTTTGCTGGATTTCCATAAAGAGTTGGAGTTAGTGTAAATACTAATCGGTTAGGAGCAAAATAACTAAAACCTGATCTAAAATAGTCAGTATCAGTTAAGTCAAAGTCAAAGTTAAATTCAGTAACTTCAGCTGACTTAATATGCAAATATTGATTAGATCCGCTAGTGATTGTTGCTGCATCAACTTGATTAGTATAAGTTAAATCGCTATATGCATAAAACTCAATATAACTAATTTTAGCTAAGCCATTCATAACCGTTTTAACTACTCCATCAGTTGATAAGTATGCAGTAGATCCTGTAAGTAAAGTATCTCCAGTTTTAATAAATCCATTTGCCCATGCATTATATAGTGGGCTATTGATTGTTGCAATAATATAATTATTGTTAGAACCAACTGGGTTAACTGTGTACATTTCACCAAGGCTAAGTGCCGCACCCGGTAAAATCTCAAAGTTATCAGGCGCGGTTGTTGAAATATTAAAATAATATTCGTAACCAGCAGTTTTTCTGTAACTTAATACATCAATTAATTTAACTGGTGCAATAGATAAATCAGGATTACCGCTATCTACTGAATAAACAGCTGAATCCATTTCGTCAAAGCCGTAACCTACTAAATCCAATCGTTGTGATTCAATACTTTCGGATGCGCTACCGCTATCAAATACTGGATTGTTTGCTAAATCAATCATATCAATTTTCTTATAGTCAAGAGCACAATAAACTCCAGATTGAGAAAATTTATTATTAAACAAATAGTCTAATGATGCTGGCGATCCGGCTAGGTCTGTAAATTCTGGAATAATTGCTCCAATTGTACGGTTAACTACTGTAACTTCTTTTAACGATAAAAAATCGTTCATTTTTGCTAAAATGATACCGCTTTCATTAAAATACTGTTGATAAATTGGGTCTTTTGACAATCTAATAGAATCTGACCAGTCTCCTTCAACTACTGAAAGTTCTACAAAATAGTCAGCAACATAATCATCAGGGTGTAAGAAATCAGGAACTTCAACCTTATCACCAAGTAATTTATAATATTCTTTAACTTTAATGTCATAACCAGTAGTATCAGCTATTCTAGCCCATGAGGTAACTGGCTTCTTAGATAAGTTAACTAAACTTAATAATTTGTTAGCATCTCTATCAACTGTTCCAGTTGCTGGAAAAGAATCGCCTAGTGCTAAGTTTTTATATTTGTTAACAGCGTCAACATCAGCAAACCATAATTTTTGAGTATTATAGAAATCAGCTATGCTGCTTTGATACGAACTAGCAGACCATGTTGAGTTATTTGAAGCTGCTTCTGTATTAAATGTTGTAAAATATGCAACATCTGAATCAGCAATTGGCAATAAATTTAGTGCATAAACTGGGCCATTTCTTAGTGCTACCTGAATAGTTCTGTGGAAATAATTACCATTTTTTTCTAATTTAGAGTCAATATCGCCATAGACTGCCGATAAAGTACGTAAGTCATTAACTAGTACTACTGAATTGATCGGTCCTTTTTTACTTGAGCCAATTACCAATCTTCCAGTTGAAAGAGGTAATGAAAGGTTAGTGCTCTCATCAATTTCTACTGTGTAGACACCGCTTGACTTGTATCTGTTCAGATTTAATTTTTCTGCCATCGCTTTTGCGTATTATTTTGAAGTTATTTATTTATCGCATTCGTCCCAAATTCATAAATTTAAAAACGGTCTACGAGTTGATAAAGTTATTTATCAGCAATATTGTATCCAAAGTTAAACTTTTTTCACTTTGGGGGTAAAAGAACAAGTAATACTATATAAAACATACATTTAATGAAAATTTCAAGAATTCGGGACGTTAAGATCCCAACCAGAGGAACCCCTAAATCTGCAGGTATAGATTTTTTTGTTCCAAATGATTATCCAGAATTAATATTACTTCCTGGAAACTCTGCACTAATTCCAACTGGTATTAAAGCAGATATTCCTACTGGGTATATGTTAACTGCCTTTAACAAGTCAGGAGTTGCAACTAAGCAGTTATTAATTAAAGGTGCTGAAGTCTGCGATGAAGATTATCAAGGAGAAATTCATATCCATGTGATTAATGTTGGAACTACTGACCAACTCATAACTCCAGGTCAAAAATTGATCCAGTTTGTACTTGTTCCGGTATTTTATGATATAATTGAGGAAGTTTTATTTGACCAGCTTTATTCTGAGACAACTGAACGTGGAGAAGGCGGATTTGGTTCAACTGGAACTCATTAATCTTTGGTATATTAATTAATATGATTGTAAGCACAGAATTTCACACAGAAGACTCGACTCTAGTCATTTCTTATTATAAACCAGATGGTACAATCGGCTTTATGAAAAAGCCTATACTTCCACACGATCTTTATAATTGGAACTTAACCCCAACCCCAACTGAACACAGAAACTGGGATGGAAAGTTCCTAAAAAAAGTTCAAGGTAAATGGTTAAGTAAATTTAGGCTTGAGGAATTAACCCAAACTAGGTTAGATGAAACTGAACTTGCTTCAATCTATTCAGATGACAGTCCAAAAAAATATTATTTAGATATTGAGATTCAGTTAACTTCACAAGAGTTTCCTGATCCGGCAAAAGCCGCAATGCCAGTTAATTTAATTACTTTTGTTAATGAGGACAATGTTTGTTTTGTAATGTCAACCATGAAGAAATTGGAAGAGTCTCCAATTTTACAAATGCAAGATGAAGTGAATGACTACTTTAAAGCACACGGTCAAACATTTACCCTTAAATATCTTTTCTTTGAAACTGAAGAAGAGTTAATGAAAACGTTTTTCCATAAAGTTCTTCCAAAAATTCCATTCTTAACTGGTTGGAATGTTATTGGATTTGACTGGATTTATCTAATTAATCGTTGTAAAAAATTGGATATTGATCCAATGCAAACTATGCCGTCTAAAACCTTAATTGGTAAATCAAAAATGCCAATTCATTTAGGTCTTTTAGATTACATGGAAGTATTTATGAATACTAAACCCTATAAAGTTGTTGAGAATTATAAATTAGATTATATTGCTAACCTAGTATTAGGAACAACTAAACTCCATAGTGAATATGCAACCATGATGGAAGCTCAACAAGATATTGAAAACTTTATCAAGTATAATATTATTGATACAATTCTTATTAAACTAATTGAAGATAAGCTTGGACTACTTGATGTTGCATTTGCAATTTCAAAATTTGCAAAGGTCGATGTTTCAAAAGTATTCTCAGCAGTATTCATTACTGAATCATTAATGTGTCGTGAGTTTTTAGATAGAGGCCGTTATATGGCAAATGATCGAAGAGACTTAGAAGAAGATGCAACGTATGATGGAGCGTATGTTGCAAAGCCTGAGCCTGGATATTACAAATATGTTTCGTGTTTTGACTTTGCCTCAATGTATCCAAACATTCAAATTCAATTTAATATTTCGCCAGATGCGTATTTGGGAAAAATTAAACCTGGTGTTGAACTACAACCTGACCAAATATTAACAAAAAACGATACAGTCTTCACAAATAAAATGGATTCAGCTGCTCGAACAATTCTTACTAAACTGTATAATGGTCGAGTAGACACAAAGAATCAAATGAAAAAATTAGAAGAACAATTGTCAAGTGAAAAAGTGGCTTAAAAAAATAAAAAACCTAATTATGAATAACTACGATATTGATACCTTAGTTGCAATAAAAAGCAGCTTCCAATCAAACGACTTTCAATGGATAAAAACCAATGATAAAACTAAACTAGGAAAAGTAGTCCAAGTTAGAGATGTTTTGCCGGCTAGAAATGGCAGATTCATGGCAATACTATCAGACGGTACTCAACTTGATACTGACCGAGTTTCTTCTGACCTAATGATGATCACTGAAGATCAACAGCCAATGTCAATGGCTGAAATTCAGTCAATCAATTACATTCCTTCATTAAATGAAGATTTTAAAGTAACTGAAGAAATTCCAGCCGAATTTAGGGCTGAAATTATTGCACCAAAACCAATAGCTCCACCTCCATCTCAACCGGCTCAACTTAAGGTCTCTACTGATCCAGGTGACTTATTTGGTATGTTTTCACTAGAAGACACCGATTTAGCTCTTTCAGTTAAAATTAAATTACCTAGTAAAAATTTATTAAAGATGATGTATTCAAACTCTAAGAATAAAGAAGAGTTTTTGACAAAATTGTCTGACTATATAAATAACAATGTAACGGCGGACTCAATTAAAAAGACTATGAAGAAAATGTTGAGTACAACACCTACTAAAAAATCTACAGCTAATGCATAATCAAATATCTAATGAAACTCCTAGCAAAATAGGAAACTTTAACATATTGGCTTTAACCAAAGATCAACACTCAACTCATTACCTATCGTGCGAGCTAGACTATATTTGTTTAATACCATTTGAACGTAATTCAAATGATGGGCTCAAGTCTATTTTTCTTTTAGACTCGCCTAATCTAATGAATAAACAGAATGCTAGCACTCTTATAATTGATGTAGTTAATCCAGATTTAGATAAGACTCCATACGATTCAGTATGTAGAGCACTACTTGAAGAGGCTGGACTTAACCTTGACGATACAGGTCTCACCGAAAATAGTATATTTTATCTTGGAGATATTTCAATGAATGTTCCAATGACTTTAAGTATGCACTGTTATGGAATTGACCTAACTAACCTTCCAAATATTTTGTTTACTCGAAACCTCTCAAAGGATCATTTTACAAAAGAAAACTCTACTATTACAAAGGTAGGTTTTCACCAAATTGTAAATGGAGATTATTCAGACGCAACCGTCTTATCTGGAGCATTTTTGTTAGTTTCATATTTTAACTAAACCCATTTTAGTATCCTTTGTAAAAGATACTAAAATATTAATTTTATACACATGGCAAAATCAACAATGGACGCATTCGCCAAGTTTAACGACTTGCTCGAGAAAAAAGTCAAATCAAAAATTGAAATCAGAGGCTTCTCTGATATTGAAGAGTACATTCCAACTGGAAATTACTTATTAAATGCACAAATGTCAGGATCCTTATTTGGAGGTTATCCTAATACTCGAAGTATTGGAATTGCTGGAGATTCAGGTTCAGGTAAAACATTCCTATGTTTAAATGCAGTTCGTGAATTACAAAAAATGGATTACATGGTAATTTATATTGACACTGAAGGTGCAATTGATTCAAGTGACTATGTTAAATTTGGAGTAGACTTAAGTAAATTAAAATATTTACGTATGGGTCTTATTAGCGAAGTTAAATTTTATGTGCATGACTTAATTGAAACAATTAAGGAGAATCCAGGACTTAAGATTGCACTATTTGTAGATTCAGTAGGCATGCTTGATACTGATAAAAGTCAACGTGATATGGATGCAGGTAAAAACGCTGCAGATATGGGACTTCGTGCAAAAGAAATGAGGTCACTATTCAAATCATTAACTTTGGATCTTTCAAATTATAAAGTTCCATTTATTTTTACAAACCACACATATGCCTCAATGGATCAATATACGCCAAAGGGTATGTCAGGCGGTGGAGGTCCAGAATTCTCTGCATCAATTATCTTAATGTTGAGTAAAGGAACTCTTCGTGATGAAGCTAAAACCACTACTGGAATTATTGTTCGTTCTAAAACTAAAAAGAATCGTTTAGCTCGACCTATTGATATTGAATTCCATATTTCATTCCATAAAGGTATGAATCAATTTGTAGGCCTTGAACAATATGTTAATTGGGAATCATGTGGAGTAGGTAGAGGTAATAAGTTAACTGAAAAGGAATTCTCTAAACTAAAACCAGACGAATCTGAATTATGTTCAAAATTTGAAGTAGCTGGAGAGACTTTCTATTTTCTACCAAAAAAACTTGGAAAAACCTATATCATTAAGCATAATGGTGATGCTGTTCCAGTTAAAGAATTTTTCTCAGCTAGGTTATTTACTCATGAAGTATTAACGCAGTTAGACGAAACTACAATTAAGCCTACGTTTAAATTCCCTGAAACACAAGATGGAATAGACGAAATGGAAATAGACGAATTAGAAGATTTAACTGATTCTGATAATGACCTTTAAATTACAGCCAAATATTCCTCTTAAATACTTACTAGAGTCGCATACAGCCTTGCCTAGCTATCCAACTAGGCAAGACTTTGTATTCGATATCCTGTCATACATTGTCAAAGTTACTCAAGTCAAATCTAAAGAATTTGACCTAGAAGATATTAAGTTTTCAACAAAGACTCTAAAATATGTATTTGGAGATAAACTAACTGCTGAATTTTTAGAAAAACTAAAACTATTAATGAAAGACTTAATAGAAGACAATATCCTAATTAAGAAAGGTGAATTTATAATAATTGACCAATCTGAATTTTTAAAATTTTATATAATTTCGAATTAAAAAAATATGATGATAGATTTCAAAGAGAACATTGAGCTTCTCGAAAAAATAATTTTTAACTTTGTTCTAACCGAAGACGATAATGATGTAATCATTAAACCTAAGAACTTTGACTCATTAGACAAGCGAGAAGTTATTCCATTAATTAAAGCTCATTACTTTAACGATGATACCCTACAAAGACTATATCGTGAAGCTAAAAAATGGTTCATTGAATATTCTAAAATTCCAACTCGAAATGAATTACGCCAAATTGCAAATCTTTCAAATCTAGATATTTCAGAACAAAAATTTAATTCACTATTTGAAGTAGACTTATCTAGTTATAATTATGAGTTTCTTTTTAAATACACAAAAGCTTTTATTTTCTATAAAAACTTAAATGCATCAGTAATTGATGTATTGTCGTATTTAAAGACAACCGATATTAATCCGGAGAATGTTGAATTAATTACAAATGATGTTAGAGAAAAATTTAATAGCAAATTAAACGTTTCATTTACTAGCGCTGAATCCGGCCTAAACTTTTTTACCTCAATTGATCACGTTCAACTTTCAAAAATTGGAAATCCAACAGGCTTCCCATTCTTTGATAAAACCTTAGGCGGCGGTTGGAATCCAAAAACGTTAGTAGTTTTTCAAGGAAGGCCTAAAGTAGGTAAATCAATGGTTCTTTCAAATATTGCAGCCAGAGCATTTATGGCAGGTTGTCATGTAGGAATTGGAACGCTTGAATTGTCTGATCGTAAATACATGAAGAGGCTTGGTTCAAGCATATTAAGCATTCCGTTTAAGGACTATGATTCAATGCTAGATAATAATCAAGTGTCTGAAGTTACTAGTAAAATACAAAAGCTTAAGTTAGATATGCCTCAGCTTGGCCAATTAATCGTTAAGGAATTTCCTACTGGAACTGCCTCAGCAATTGATGTAGAAAATTACTTTTTAAAAGTTCAACAAAATTCTGGAATTAAATTTACCGTAATTGTAGTTGACTATATTAACTTAATGAGACCTCTTCGTGAGCAAGGCAATACTTATGAAAAGATCAAGGTTATTTCTGAAGAACTTAGAGCAGTTGCAATCCGAAATGAATGGTGTATTATTACAGCAACGCAAATTAAACGAGATGCAGTTGATGATCAGGACTTAAGTATGTCAGATATTGCTGAATCATTTGGTCTAGTACACACAGTAGATTCTCTATTTGGATTAATTCGTGGACCTATGGAAAAGCGTATGAAAATTAAGTTAATTGCAAATAGAGATGGTGGCTATACTGAAAGTTTTAAAATGTATAGAATGAGTTATGAGTTTGCTAAACTAACTGAAGAATACGATCCAGCTAGCGAATTTTATTCAGATGACGATGATACTCAGTCTCTTGAAAATCAAATGAGAACTCAATATCAAACTGCTCATACGAATACTACAACTTTACCTCAAAATTTAATACCAATGGATGTTGCACTAGCCATGCCAGTACCAGTCCAAGCCCATCGAACTTCTGCGGATTATGATGATCTGCTAAATTCGATATAAAAATACAAATACACAAATGGCACCAAGAAAACACCCAGACGATTTTTCAGATCTAGATAATGATTTAACCGTTGAACAAGACGATACCTTAGAATTTGACAACGAAGACGACATTATTGAAGAGGATGGATTAATTGAAGGAGACTATGACGAAGACGAATTAGAACGCCGTAAACTTGCCTATTCTGACCTAAAAAGAAATGATAAGATTTTTGGAAATACTTATAATTTAGGATACGAACATAATGATGAAGACGATAATAATTCGCCAACTTCAGGTTCAGCTATTAAGTTAGAAAGTGGTTCAGCTGCGCATTCAATGTCTGACCCAGACCGATATTCTGATCACGTAGACTATACTATTGTACAAAGAGACATATATAACTTTATCAAAGGTTGCTCTGAACTGCAGGAGATCCTAGGCGATGAGCCTGAAAAGCAGAAATTTACAAAAGTACAAATTAACCAAATATTTGGTATAATTTTAAATGGGTTGAGTACTGGAACAAATACAACCGTATTCATTAGCCCAATCCAAGTACTTGAATCAATTTCTTCAACTCTTAATATGGAATATAAAAAAATATTCGATATGTTAACTTATGAAAATAAGGAACTTTTGTTAGTTGAATTAAATAGTAAATACGGATTTTTAGATAGCATGGGTAAGAACTATAAAATATTTTAAAATGAAGCTTACAAATATTCGAAAAATAACACTAGTTGGTGATTTACATTTAGGAATAAAAAATAATTCAATAGAATGGATTCAAATACAAAAGGATTTTCTATTGGACTTTTTAATTAATAAAGTAGATGAAGATTTTGATGAAGACCGAGATGTGTTATTTTTAGAAGGCGACGTATTTCATTCGCGTGAATCAATTAATGTTCGAGTACACGATGAAGCCTTAACTATTTTTAAAAAGCTTTCTGAGAAATTTAAAAGAGGTATCTATATCATTATTGGAAACCATGACGTCTATTATAAAGATAGAAACGTTGTTCACTCTTTAAAAGCAATTTCACATATTGCTGATAATATTCATGTATTTGAAAATCCTGAAATTATTACAATTAACGGTTCCCATAACTTTTTAATGTTACCTTGGGTTGAAGACACTAATCGTTTAAACCAAATAATAACTGACCACAAAGATTTATGTGAATATATTATTTGTCATGCAGACATTAAGGGTCTTAGCTTTAATAAATGGACAAAGGTTGAACATGGAATTGAAGTAGATATGTTATCTTCTTATAAACGTGTTTATGCTGGCCATATTCATCATCGTCAAGAATTTAAAAATGTTCTCTATACTGGAACACCATACCAAATGGATAGAGGAGATCGTGATAATACTAAAGGTTTTTATCAATTAGATGTGTCTTCTCAAAAATTAACTGAGAAATTTATTGAAAATACTCAATCTCCAGTCTATAAGAAATTTGATATATTTGAACTATTGGAAATGCCAGCAAATGACGTAATTGAAAAATTAAATAATTCATTTGTTGATATTATGATTAGTGTAAATTTTGTTAATAAATTCTCAGTAACTAGATTTTTGGAACTTATTTCAAAATCAACTCATAGAAAAGTTGAATTTTTTACATATGTCGATCAGGTAACAGATGAGTCTACCTCAACTGACTTTAATCCAGAAGATCAATTTAATGTTATTGATATATTTAAAAGCTACATAAAGACAAAAGACTATTCACAAACTTTTAAAACTGAATTAGCTCAAAAATTTATAGAAATTCATAATTTAGTAAAACAACAATCAGCCGATGAGTAACCCAAGCATCCTATCTAGTTTATATGTAAAGCCTATAAATTCTAAAGAATTTGGCGTATTTAGTAGTGCTCAAATTTATAGAAATTCAACCATTGAGTTTTGTGCATGGATTCCAATAAGCCAAAAAACTCAACTTTTACTTAAAAACCACGATCAAGTATTAGATAACCGGCTGTTTGTTAATCCAGACGGTCTTAATAAAGAGCGCGAGATTGCTGAAAAACTGGCAGATCTTAATTTACAGGAGAGGCTAGATCGCGGTCTTATTTCAGCAGAGCAATTTAAAGCAATTGTATATGATGTAATCAATCCAAATAAAATGTTGCATATCGATTCTCATGCAATCCTATTAGGCTTTGGCTCAATTTACAGAAAATCCACGTCTCCTAATATCAATTGGGATTATGATTCTGAGAAAAAACTATATAAATTCTATACAGTACAAGATATTGACCCAGATCAAGAACTTACCTATTTTTTAAATTAATGAAGATACACGAATTTTCCTTTAGAAATATTTGCTCATACGGCAATAAATTACAGACTTTTAAATTTACTGATGAGCCTAGATTAATTTTGGTTCAGGGTAAAAACGGCAGTGGTAAATCATCAATTTCTGATGCATTGACTGTTGCAATTTATGGAAAATCAGCAATTCGTAAAACTAAAGAAATCCCAAACCGAATTAATAAGAATGCTTATACCCAAATTAAATTTACAACAGGGAATGGTAGACTTATTGATATAGAGCGTGGTCTTGAACCCAATTTCTCAAAGCTTTCAATTGATGGAGCTGAATATAATTTGCCAGATAAACGAAGAGTAGACGATTTTATTGAAGAGGAATTAACTAAATTACCATTTAATGTATTCTCAAACACAATCAGCTTATCAGTAAATGACTTTAAAAGTTTTGTTAAATTAAGCCCAGCAGATAAACGTCAAATTATTGATAAGATTTTTGGACTAGATATTGTTAATGACATGTCTAAAATATCTAAAGAAGATACTAAACGCGTTAAAGGCGAAATTACTCCACTTGAATCGTCAATTGCAAGTAACCAAAGATTATTAGAATCATCAGTTAATCAACTTGAAAATTTAAAAAATGAAATTCAAGCAACTAATACTGCTAGAATTGAAGAGCTTAATATTGAATTAAAAAAATTAGTTGATTTAAAAGAGTCTGCTAGAATTGAAGCAGGTAGTTTTACAACAGAGCTTTCAAAAATACAAACAATGGTTAGAACATCACGTGATGAATTAACTACAATTAGAGCAAATATTTCAGAAATACAAAAGAAGCTTGATCTTTACAATAAAAATAAATGTCCTCATTGTTTATCTGATTTAACTGATGAAATTCATAGTCAAATCAAGGACAAATTATTAAAATTAAAAGAATCGCAAGAGTCCTCTATTCCTGATATTTCTCAAACAATTAAGAGTAATGAATTTGACTTATCGTCAATAGAGTCAAACCAAAATAAAGCAAAGGATAGATTTTATAAAATTGACGCTCAAGTCTCTACAGTAAAAAGAGAAATCCAACAATTATCTCAACAAGGTAAACAGACGTCAGATAAACATCTAGTTGAAGTAATAAAAAATATTGAAACTGAAATCGGTACAGCTGGTAATAGTCTAGCTATTCAAACTGAAAAATTAAAAGTTTCGCAAGAAATGGAAATGATCCTATCTGATAATGGTATGAAGCGTATGCTAATGAGTCAAATTATTCCATTATTAAATAAAAAGATCTTAAAAACAGCAAAGGTGCTTGAATTCAAATTTGCATTTGAGTTTGATTTAGAATTTAATCCAATCATTACTCATTTAGGTATGCAAGTTTCGCCAGACTCATTATCTTCTGGAGAACAAAAGAAAATGAATTTAATTGTACTTTTATGTATTCTTGAACTAATTAAACTAAAGCATAATAAAGTAAATCTTCTTTTCTTAGACGAAGTATTTTCGTCATTAGACGTTGACTCAATATTTAGAGTAGTTGATCTACTTAAAACGTTTTCAAAGAAATATAATATGACAGTATTTGTAATTTCACATGACCCATTGCCAGAAGAATACTTTGATACTAAAATCCAAGTTGAAAATACTGATCATTTCTCAGACCTAACCATCATTTAATACATAAACCCATGAAAAAATCTAAAAAATCTAAATTCAAAGACATTGCAGTTATTACAATAATACTCATATGGTTTGCTGGACTCATACTGCTAATGGCAAAAGGGCTTAACTAAGTTAACCCTTTTTCATTTTCATAGTATATTAATAAGATCTAACGGTGAGTTTGATTAAAATTAACAAACAATATGATAATATTTAAAGGTTTAACATTTGCTGATGCATATCGTGATTCTATTAAGTTTTTATTAACTTATGGACTTGTTAATAATGCACGAGGCACGACTAGTAAAGAATTACTAGATGTTGCTCTAGTTATTGAAGACCCAACTCAGTGTCTTTACGAAAATTCAGTTAGAGGTTCTCAGCAGAAATATATTGCGGCTGAGTTTTTATGGTATTATGCAGGCCGTAATGATTCAGCATTTATTTCAAAATGGGCAAAGTTCTGGGAAGAAATTCAAAATATCGATGGAACTGTCAATTCAGCATATGGAAACCTAATATTTACTGAAAAAAATGAGCACGCAATTAGTCAATACCAATGGGCAATTCAAAGCTTAGCAACTGATCAGAATACCAGACAGGCCGTACTACACTTTAATAAACCAAAACACCAATATTCTTCAAATAAAGATTTTGTTTGTACAATGTATGCAAATTTACATATCAGACAAAATAAACTTTATATGAGTGTATTTATGAGAAGTAATGATGCAATCTGGGGTACTGCAACCGACGTAGCCTTCTTTTGTTCATTACAAATGCAAATCTTATCTCATCTAAAGCATTTTTATCCAGATCTTGAATTAGGGACCTATACTCATGTTGCAAATTCATATCACGTCTATGATAGACACTATGACCTTGCTTCAAGAATGCTAGCTGAACCATTTACCTCAATAACACTACCGCCAATCGTATCAGACTTAATTGAAATAGATGGCAGTCAAACCTCTGATTTTAAAACCTTATTTAATGCAATCACCTCAGAGTCCAATGATATTATCCTATTCCAAGATGGAGAAGATATTTTTAAATGGATATATGATAAAACTTTTCAATCTAAATAAGAATGTATCAAAAGCAACATAAAATAGATATAGCCTACATTAAAATGGCCCAAGTTTGGGCAGAGCTATCTCATGCAACTAGAAAAAAAGTTGGTGCATTAATTGTAAAAAATAATACAATCATATCAGATGGGTTTAATGGAACTCCTTCTGGTTTTGAAAATGAATGTGAAGAAGCTATTAATAATGAAGATGGTTCTTTTAAAGAATATAAAACTAAATGGTATGTTTTACATGCCGAATCCAATGCATTAGCAAAAGTCGCTAAATCTACCCAAAGTAGTGATGGTGCAACCTTATATATTACCTATTCCCCATGTACTGACTGTAGCAAATTAATTCTACAATCAGGTATTAAACGAGTTGTATATCTTGAAGAATATCGAGATATAAATGGCTTAGATTTTTTACGTCGTGCTGGAATTGAGGTTAAAAAAATCGACCATGATTCAATATGATAGATTCAGTAGATCGTACTCTCGAAATAATTTTCGTAAAGGATCAAAAACAATTCATTCAAATTTTTATTAAAAAACAAAAATGTGATTACTTACTAAACGTAAATAAAATCATTAAAGAAAAATTTGATCAGGACATTCTAGTTCCTAACAAAATACAGTCATTCTTAATTAATTACGAAATTAAGAAATTAATAGATAAGGCTATTAACGTAAGAAATCGAAAATATAATCGAATAATTTATGTTAATGCTGGACTAAGTGCAAGTAACATTAACAATACAGTTAAGTTCTTAAATACTGCATACACAACAATCGACTTTGTTCCACATCTAATTGATTCAGAATTAGAGATTGGGGACCTTGCTGGAGTAGACACAATAAAAAAGGGGCAATAAATCCCCTTTCTAATTTAATATACTTTTAAAACTTAGGATTTAGTTGTTTCTACTGTTCCTGAATAAATTAATGACTCTTCTGGTTTAGTTTTGTCATTTACTGCAATAATATCAAAATCTCCAGCTTTA